AGCGGTCAGGAGGCAGGTCGGGAGGATGTTCATTCCCGTTACGTCTGAGGTGACCCACCTCGGCGCTCGATCTGCTCTTGATGTCATCCGGGCTTCCCGGGCTCTGCTAGGCTGATCGCACCTCCTTGCTGACTGCTCTTGGTCGAGTGGGTTTCTAGGAAGGTAGCACGGTGAGGGTCCGGTTGAGCGCAGGCTCCCGGACCCTCGTCCGTTCTCCGGGTTAGAACTGGTCGTAGGTCGGCGTGTAGGGCTCGCCGTAGCGGATGCGACAGCCGAGCGTGATCGGTGACAGGCGCACCAGGTCACCGCCTTCTTTGATGTGTTGGGCGATGTGTTCGAGGATGTCGGCTCGCAGGTCGGTCATCATGGCGTCGAGGCCGGTGATCGGTGGCTCAGCATCAGGACCCATGTGGCCTGGGAGCGCTGGGAGTGCCTGCGCGGCGGTGTGATCGATGTCGATCGTGAGTGTGAGTGTGACGGTCTGTCGCATGGTCGTGGTCTTTCTGTCGGTGGTCGTGGTCAGGTGAGGGATGTTGAGCGCTACCGGGACATCCCAACCGGGGGGGTTGGTCTGCTCCCTCACCCCGGTAGCGCTCACTGGTGACGTTACAGCCTGTCGGGCTAGTCAGTCATCTCCAGGGCTCGGGCGGTGACCCAGCCGAGTGCTGTCGGATGCTGATCGACGTCGAGCGCTGAGAGGGTGGTCCCGAACTGCTGTCGGAACTCCTCTCGGATCTGTTTCGACGATGAGGCTGGGAGATCGGCGAGGATCGCTCGGATCTGTTCCTCCTCACCTGTGCGTGGTGCGATCGACTTCGGAGCGACTGCCGACCGATCGTCTCGACGGGTCCGAGTTTCCCGAGTGCCTGCTGACGCTCCGTCATCGTCCTCGGTGGCGAGACCACACACAGCCATCAGTGCGTAGCGTCGGGCGTAGGTGATCGCCGAGCCGGACTGCTGGATCGTCTTACCGACCGGGAACCTGATCGGTTGTGTCGTCAGATACTGACCGGACTTGTGAAGGATCGTCGTCCAGACGACGACGTCGTTGTCGTCCGATGATGCGGTCTGTGTGACGACGAGGCCGAGAGCGCCGAACACTGGACGGATCGTCGAGAGTGCGTCTCGCAGATCGGCGTAGGTGTACGAGTACTGGCCTGCGTTAGCGGTGCGACCCTTCGTGATGTCGGACAGATGCGCCTGTGCGAGGACGAGAGCCTGAGCGACCATGTCGATCTGCTCGGAACGATCGGACCAGGCGCTCATCAGAACGGCTCCGGCAGGTCAGCAGTCGAGGCCTTGGGCTCGCCCTCGATACCACGATCGATCCTGACTGTGTATCCGGTCATCGAACGCACCCGATACTCGTCAGGCTGGAGGCCGAGACGTTTCCGGAACGCCGCCTTCGGCTGTGCTCCGAGGGAGAACGACTCCTCGATCAGATCGAACGTCTCACGAGCAACCTGGACGAGAGGCATCATGATCTCACCTGTCATCGGGTCCCGTGCGACCTTCTGTGCGATCGCACGCTTCGCATCGTCGAACATACGCTCCCGGCTCGTCTCGTCTTTCCAGACTGACGACTCCTTCTTGCGTCGCACGAACTGGCCGATACCGGCGATCACCTGCGTGTCGTCCTCCATCCGTTCGGCGATGTCCATCTGGAGAGCGACCGTGAGATCGTTCAGGATGAGTGTGATCTGATCGACCAGATCGAGGCGACGTGCGACCTCGTTGAGAGATGCGTCGGTCGGATCGACGATGCGCTCCAGTTTCCAGAGGATGTCTCGGAGCATGGTCGTCGGCTCAGGTATCGAGCCGGTCACTGTCGTGGTCATGGGTTGTCCTTTCATGGGTTGTGGGTCTGTGGTCAGAACTTGTGCTCTAGCGACATGGCGAGACGCATGGCGGTGTCAGCGAGATAACGATGGGTCGAGGCGATCGCATCCTGCGTCGTCAAAGGAAACTTCGGGTTGCTGACGTCGGCCTCGATGATCGAGGTGACCTTCTGGATCATGTCGATGACACGATCGAGGTCGGCCAGCAGAGATGCTGTGTCGGTGGTGGTCATGGTCTCTCTTTCTGTCGGTGTGTTTCGCTTGTTCTAGCGAAGGGGTGTGGCACTCTGAGTCAGAGTGCTGTGCGCTCGTACCGGGTCCACTGCTTCGGTGTCCAGGTGCGAGCGAAGTCAGGCTCGATGTCCTGATAGCAGGATCGGCAGGCGATCCCTGTCTCACTGCCGGTGGCTGATGCCTGACAGCATGGGGTCAGCGGATAGATCTGATCGCCGGAGCGAACGAACGTGACGTTCATCCATCCTGCGTAGTCGTACTCGCCGATCACGATCGGTGTGATGTCTGTCGTGGTCATGGTCGTGGTCCTGTCTGTGGTCGTGGTCATATCCGAAACAGTACCGACTACTGTCGGCTAGGGCAAGTCATGGCTGGAGCACCGCCCCAGATCCTCCGCAGTCGTAGCACGCCCAGCCGGGCCACCCGTCGCTACCTCCTGCGCCACCACAGCGCTCGCATCGACACAGACCCTGACGAGCCCACTCTGCGTTCTCTCGTTCGATCCGTTCGCTCCGGGCCTTCTGCCTCGCCTGATACTCCGGATCAGCCTCGATCATGTCACGATGACGCCAGTAGGCCGAGATCCTCTCCTGAGCGATCGGATCGGCGCTGACATACGTTCGATCCTGCTGGCCTCGTGTGACCTCATAGCCACGGTCACGCTCGATGCGCTGACGCTCAGCGTCCCGGCTACAGGTGATGAGCGAGCCGAGATAGATCTCGGGGGCCTCGCACCAGACGTCACCGTCTTTCCAGACGCCCTCCTGCGGATACACGGTCGTTCCGCATCCGGCGCACGTCCCTCGGTACTTGTTCGTCATCGTGGTCATGTCAGAACCATACCCGACTCGTGTCGGCATCGCAAGCCATCTCGACATCGAAGCCAGTCTCCTCAACCTCCTGGCAGTACGGACACCACTCGTTCGAGAACCGGGCCCACGCCCAGAGCCGAGCCCGGTTCGTGTCCTGAACGATGCCGATGTCACCGTCGCATCCCTCGTGATGGCAGTACAGGGCCCATCGGCCTCCGTCCTGGGCCTCGGAGTCGCAGAGCAGTTCCTCTGTGACTCGCAGGCCGAACGTGGACTTGGCAGTGCGGAGCGGTCGGGTCGTCGTGGTCATGTCACAAACAATACCGACTCCAGTCGGTCAGCGCAAGTACCTACACAAAGTTCGAGGGAGCCCCCCGACAGAAGGGCTCCCTCGATGTCGTCCCTACCCGTCGGCAGGGTTTGACCACGACGATGCCCACACTATCCCCACGAGCCTGGGGATAGCCCGATTAGCCGAACATCGCACGCCACGTGACCGGACCGACGACTCCGTCCGATTTCAGGCCACGGGCCCTTTGCCACTTCTGAACCAGGGTCCGGGTCACGGGTCCGAAGTTTCCATCCGGTCGAGCCCCGACAGCCGCTTGGACGAGTTTCACCGCATCGCCCCGAGAGCCCACACGCACGGGTTGGCCGGGATAGTCGAACCGCAACGGGCCCGGCGCAGGAGGCCTCGGCGCAGGTGGCTTCGGAGCCGGAGCAGGCGCAGGACCCGGGGCCGGGCTGGGCTTGCCAGTGATCTCAGCGAACACCCGGTCGTAGTAGCCAGGGTCGTCGGCATACGTTGGGGCGATCTCGACGTGATACCAGTCTCCACCAGGCGACCCGATCGTGTTCCGCTGATAGATCTTCCAGTCGGCCCGGTCGCATCGCCAGCCACGACCGAACGGTGGCAAGTAATAATCGTGAATCTCCTCGATGAGCAGGGCTTCAGCGTTCCGTACGAGAAACTCGGGAACGACAAGCGACTCTAGATAGTTCCCGAAGCCTCGGTTCTTCACTCGACGCCATGACAGATCGGCGGCTCGACCAGTCGAATGAACAGAAGGACGAGCCTTGCCGGGAGCGTTCATGTTCCGAACGACCCACGTTCCGTTATTCCACACTCCTTGCCCGAAATGAGCGCAGAGCAGGCTTACGAACCGTTCCGTCCCGGCTCGTTTTCCACGAGCGTCGCCGTCGTAGCCCGTGTATTTCCGGGTCACGAGAAGTCCTCTTCGATCCAACTGGCGTCGATACCAGAGTCCGTGACCTCGACCTCGACGACCGGAGTTTCGATCTCGACCGGCTCCGACACTTCCTCGACGACCGGGGCGATCACCTCGTCACGGTCACGGTTCCGTTTCCGTTTCGACGGCTTCTCCGGAGCGACGACACCAGTCAGCGACAGGCCACCGAGGACAGCGAGAGCCTCGGAGATCGTCTCCACCGTCGCCTGCTGAGCGACCGTCGGCTCACCCTGCGTCCAGATCACCCCGGACTCGCCGCTCGTCAGGACGAGGGCACGCCCGTCGGGTGACACGACAGCGACCGGAACCGGATCGGAGTTCAGGGCCCGGACCACCAGGTTCGACAGCGAGCCGTCGGCCCGTACGGTCGTCACCGACGTCGGGACACCTTTGCCTCGGAGCAGATGCCGACCGTCGAGGATGATCCCAGGCAGGCCGGACAGTAGATCGTCGATATTCATGCTCCGAGCGTACCAGTGCGCCCGAACGCTATGCCGGGAGGAAGGAGAGCCAACCGGTGACGATGTATTTATCCTGCGTCGGGCTCGGGATCCCTCGATGCGTATGAGTCCAGTCGGACGGCCAGATCAGGATTCGACCGGCTCGAGGTTCCGTGACGAGGTTCTGATAATAGAACTCGGTGCCACCCTCGTCGGTGACGTCGTTCAGGTAGACCATCCAGACGAGATGCCGGTAGATCTCGTCTCCGGCTCCTCGCTCCGAATGAAACGAGTGAAACGCCATTCCCGGTTCGTAATGCTGGAGGTGATAGGCCGGATACAGGCCGAACGTCATAGGTCGTCGGGCGTATTCATATTCGGCGATGTAGCGGTCCAGAGCGGTCTGTAGACCCTCGAACATTCGACGGTGAAGTCCAAGTTCCTGGTCTGCGTAGTAGGTGACCTGCCAGCACTCTTTCAGGTCTGGCGGTATTTCCCCAGGTAGATGCCCGAGATATCTCGATCGGCGAGGCGAGTTGCGGAACTCGTCGATTAGGAGCCGACAGTAGTCGCCGTCGAGGAGGTCGTATTGGCCGACGAACGTGACCGAACTGCTCATAGTTTCCCGATCTTAGAGAAGAAACGGTCGAGGTCATCTCCCCCGTAGGGTCGGAGCGTAGGTCGTTCCTTTCTCCGTAGTTTGCCGTCTTTCATTTCGACCGCCTGAGTATGGAAGATCAGGGAGCGGCGTTCGACTAACCCTTCGACTCGACCAGAGCGATGGATCAGTCGGTTATGCCAAAGAAGTACGTCGCCTCGATTAGCGAGGAATCGTTCCGGTTCGGCGTTTCGTCGTTCGATTTCTTCTTCGATGATCGGAAGGATCAGAGGTTCTAAGCCGAGCAGACCGTAGATCTGATCGGTGGCGATCTCAGGATGCCGTTCCGGTGCGAGTGGTGGGAGCCAGCGGTGCGAGCCCCGGAAATACTCGAACGGACCGGAGGTCTCGATGATCTCGTCGAGCGCTATCCAGACGGAGACCTGATAGCCGTAGACAGTTCGGTCGAAGAGGTATTGCTCGAAATGCCAGGCCAGTTCGGTGCTCGCCCAGTTCGTTAGACTGACAACCGGGTAGGCCGATAATCCGAGGAGTTCTCGCACGGGCTCCTGAATCTGGTCGCAGAGCGCTATCTCTAGGAGTTCGTCGATCGCTAAACACGCCTGGAAGGAGCCGTAACCCATAGGACGTTCGTAGGTTTCGATCTGCCCGAGGACCGCTCGAGCGCCACCGTTATCGGTCATCCAGCGTGACTCGTAGGCCGAAAGTAACGATTCGGGGATCTGCTTCCTGAGGATCACGACCCCGTCGTCTGCCCAGGCTTTCTGTAAATCGGTTCGAGGGGACCGTTCGGGCTCTGGTATCGCCCAGATCGGCCAGGTGATCGTCATCCGGTCTAGCGGCGTGCCCAACATCGCAGGTCGTCCTCGATCCGGTCGATCGAATAGTGACGGAAGGGATCTAACGCACCTGCGAGATCCTGCGGACGAATGTTCTCGTAATACTCCCCAGGTCGTAGGCCACTTCCGTCGGCTGAATGTTTCGGGCGGTCCGGACCGGCCATAGTCGCTATCAGGAACCCTCCCGGACTTAGAAGCCGAAACGAGTTGTGGATGATCCGACGCCAGTCGGGGGTGTGCTCGAATACTTCGGCGCAGAGAACGATCTGAACGGGCTCGGAAACGTAGGTCGCTCCGTCGGCTATTTCATCGACTCCGGGTCCGTCCTCGATATCTATTCCCCACCAGTCGTGGTGGAGATAGCGGAGTTCTCCGTTCACGTTACGACTTCCGATCTCTAAGATCCGTCCGGTCGGACCGATCTGCCGAACGAGATGCTCGATGTAGGTGCGGGCTCGATCGTGAATAAACCCAGGCTAGCACCACTATCCTGCTCTCATGATCCCGACTCTGATAGTGCCAACACTTCACCAGTACGGTCGTCTCGCCGAGATGATCGCCTCGGTTGATTATCCGATCGGTCATGCGATCGTGATCGACAACGGTGGCCAATGCCCCGACCTGACGAACGACCTGATCGAACGGATCACGATCCTCCGGCTACCGGACAACCTCGGCGTTGCTTCCTCTTGGAATCTAGGTATCCAGTTATCTCCCCATTCGGAACGCTGGGTGATCGTGAACGACGACGTCCGATTCTTGCCGGGAGGGTTAGAACGCCTCTCGGAAATGGATCCGACCGGAGTCGTTCTCGACTTTGCGAAGCATCCCCAATGGTCATGCTTCGCTCTTGGCGACGACGTCGTGAGCGTCGTCGGACTATTCGATTCGTTCTACTGGCCTGGTATGGGTGAGGACGTGAACTACGGGAAACGAGTGAAGGGAGCCGGGTTACGGTTTCGGTGCCTGAAGGACTGGTACGACGACAGCGATCCGGCTTCGACGAGATCGACGATGCGTGAATACAACGAATGGGGTTTCCGGCATATCGGTCTCGGTACTGCCCCGGTCGTCGAGGGTTACTCGCTTCGATATCGGCGAGACATGGAGGCTTACCTAAACGGTGGCCCAGATATCCATCCGACGAGCGAATATCTCGTTCCGGACGTCACGGGCGTCACCCGATGAAGCGCCCACGACGGGAAGAAAGTCAGGCGTCCTCGTTTACGTTCGACCATCTGCGCATCCTCTGCTATTAGCAGTTCGAGGTCGCCGCCTTCGTAATCGTTCGGATCGCTAAGAAGTAGAGAGAACGACAGTTTCCGGATTCCGACCTCCGGTCCTTTATCGGTATGCCAGGTGTAATGGCCGTGTGGAGCCACATAACGAGTGAACTGGAGTCCCTGGAAGAGGCCGTCTAGATCGAAGCGGAAGAAGTCGTTATTCATCTGGATAGAAATCTGAGCCAGTTTATGGAAGATCCAGTTCGTGATCGGACCGGGATAGAGGAACCGGACGAGACTGTCTCGCACCTCGGTACTCTGCGCTCTGCCCGTCGTCGTTGCCGTATCGAGCGCCTGAAGGTTGCCGATCCGAATAATGGCGTCGAGTTCCTCGTCGTTCAGAACGGCATCGCACCACGCCCAGGGGACGTGATCCGGAGGATAGAAGGGGAATCCTCCTCCACCTGCGTAATCGGCAGGAAAGAGGTGCGGTAGATCTACCCGGAGAGGTTGCCGATCAGGTAAGCGGTCCATCGAAACTCTCCTTCACGAAGTGGAAGAACACGAGGTCGGCTCGTCCTCTGCTAGGTCGATCTCGATAATGGAACTGGTGAGTGCCTGAGTAGAGGACAGCGTCATTCGGATAGAGGAGAGCGGTTTCCCAGGTCTCCTGCCGGATCCTTTCCTCTCTCGCTTGTCCTTTCGGATAGTCCAGATCAGAGCCCTTTATTTCGAGGACTTCCTCGTCGGTGTGAGGAGCGCCGATATGGATCGGCCACGGCTCCGGATCTTCCTGCTGGATCAGGTAGTCGATCGTTCGATAGCACTGCGGACGGTCGATATGGAGAGGGCAACCTCCCTGATCTCGATAGAAAGAGAGAAAGGTGTAGGACGGTTTCAGCGGTTCGCCGAATACGTCGGAGGCGAACTCTCGTAACTGCTCGTGGATCCCGTAGAAGAAGGGATCGTTATGGAGCCAGGTTCTCGTCCAGTCCTCTCCGTCTACCTGAACCGGGAGAAGTGGCACTCGTTCGTTTACATAGTTACGCATGGCGTCGTGGACGTCAGAGGCAAAGAGGCTTCGTTCGATCTGTATGTGATTCATTATCTCCCCCGAGATCGGCGTCTCTAACGGTACTTCCTAACCGTGTTCCAACCTGGGCTTTCCAGGAACGGGATCGTACTCTCTTTAGTGGCCTGTTCCTGTGGATCGTGATGCTCCCAGTAGTCACCAGCAACGTCTATGAACCAGGGGTCGATCTGCCCGTTCACTATCTCGGTCGGGTTACCGTCTACGTCTCGAACTGCGAATACGCAATACCAGCGGGTGTCGTTCTCTAGGGCGACGATCCGGTGCCGACGATGCTTGCGTATTACGACGAATGTCGGTGCGTCGAATCGTTTAGTTTCGTAACCTTCGACGTGGACTTCGACCGATCCCTTACCGAGGAACCCGACGTGATCGAAATAGTGGGTATGTCCTCCGATTTCGTCGCCGGTCTTTCCCATCGGCTGAGGCGAGATGTAGAGATTCCCGACGAATCCTTCGCCGCCATACAGTTCCGGTTCGTTATTCATTTATCGTCATCGGCGGAATATCGAGCAGGAAATCAGGGGTAAGCCAATTGTGCGAGGCGTCGTCCCAGACGGCGTCCGGATCATCGGGTTTCGGTGGCCGGAACTGATCAAGATCCGGTAGATAGTTCCAGTCTGGGGCGGGCATAGCGCCACGGGTGCCGTCGTAGAAGCATTCTCGATAGGTCTTATCTCCGAAGATAGATCGAAGGAAGGCCACTCCGACGCTTTCCGAATGATTACCGTCTGCGTCGAAGCAGTCCTCAGGGTTCACACATTCGACCTTTACGACGACGTTCAGATCGTCGAGTTCGGCGAAGTATTTAGTCGGTCTGCTGAGTAACTCTTCGACTAACTGAGCGGCTTCCTGTTCGGTAAGGAAGTTATCTTCGATCGGTGCGTCGCTCATGCGCCTACCTCGTACGGCAAGACATAACGGACCATGACCGTCCCAGCCTGAAGTCGGCTTCCGTACTGTCCCGGTGAGATCGGAGTTCCGGCGACGACTACCAGCGAACCGGGGAAATAGGTCGGGATGCCCTGAGAAGTAGGTCCGAGGCTTCCTCCCCCCGCCTGACAGACTCCTGGGTTTCCTTGGCCTGGAATCCCTGGGGCTCCGGGATAGCAAACGGGCGGCCCTAACACTGGCTGATTAGGCCCAGGAACGAAGTAGGCGCCTCCTCCACCGCCGGATCCTCCAGGTAGAGCATTATTCTGGTACGCTCCGGCTCCTCCACCCGTCATCACTACTGGCGTGGGCAACGCAAATGTGGTGGGACTTCCCGGATTACCACGATTTCCTGGAGGTCCGGTCGTTCCGGCAGATCCGATGCTGACCGGATAAGTACCTGCCGCAACAGGGAAAGAGGTAACGAGATTCGTGCCACCAGCGCCACCCGGTCCCGGACTGGTAGAAATGCCGTAAGGATTCGGTCCTCCCGCACCGCCGTTACCGGCTCCTCCAGCGATAACGAGATACTGCGCAGTCGCAGTCGGAGGCGCACTCGTAACAGTAAACGCTCCGGCTCCGGTGAAGATATGAACTCGATAGAAGTTCTGATCGTTCCCGTCGAGATAATCGACGGTCGTACCACCAGAGGCAACGATCGGCGACGGACCGTAGTATCTCGGCCATTCGTTACGCTGACGAGCCAACTGGATAGCGTCGATCGACCAGACGCCAGGCGCTCCTCCGGCTAACGGATTAGGTCCGGGCGATGCGGCGGTCGGGTTATTGACCCCGATAATGCTTCCGTTTAGTTCGTTGCTCATGTGATCTCCAGCACACTTAGAACGATTCCAACATCTGCGGTTGTACCGCATTCGGCTCGTAGAACGTCCGACGCTTCGAGGACGAGTTTCCCGGCGAGGCAGTTCACCGAAGCGCCTGCCGGAAGAGAAAGATTATTCAGAAGGAACTCGGAGTCCACGCCGTCGTCGATAACGAGATCGAAGGCAACCGTACCGATCGTCTTATTCGCCGCCTGGCAACCGATCACGACTGCCGTCGTAGCGGCCGGGCAGGTGTAGAACGTGGCGAGGGTATCGGTCACCTCGTAAAGAACATTCTTGAATGTGTTAGCCATGAGGGTCTCCTATGAGAGGGCGAGGATCAGAGGAATCGGATCAGGGACGGGAGCGTTCACGGCTTCCCAGGAGGAGCCGTTCCAGAACTCGAGTTGCGGGACGTCGGTGTTGTAGATCATCTGGCCGGTGTAGGGAGTCAGAGCGTTCCGCTGTGTGGTCGTGAGGGCTGGGATGCCCATCGCTACCCAGTTCGCTCCGTCCCAGGTGTAGATTAGACTGTCGTCCGAGTCGAATACTGTCTGACCGGCATACGGTGTCAGGGCGTTCCGTTCGGCGGTCGTGACGATCTCGAAGTTCGATCGCACCGTGAACGTCTGTCCCGACGCTGGGGTACGAACGTCGGTAATCATCGAGTTATCGACGAAAGTATCTCCGGCAGTACGCAGGATCTCGGCCAACGGGATCGCTGTCGTCGGTGTCGCTGGGGCGACCGGACTCGAAGAGACGGCTCCAGCGAGAACCTCTAGGGTGGCGTTATTTCCGGCTGGGCCACCAGCGACCGGATCGTTTACACGCAGGTAGACCAGGTCGATACGGGCATCGACAGTCGGAGCAGAGGCGAGAGGTAGGTTGAGCGTCGTCTCATTGACGCAGAGATACTTACCCTGGTTCGCTTCGTCGTCTCCGGTAATAACCGCTCGTCCGGCTCCGATCGCCACCGAGTTCGACAGGGGTGACGTCTCCACGACCTCGAAATCGCCTGACCCTGGGGCGAGGACCCCTTCGGTGAAGAACAGGTCCACGAGGTTGCGGTCCATGCGTGCCGAATACACGCCATTCTGTAGCCAGGTGGGAGGCTGAACGAGGGCGACCATACGTCAGATGATAGACCACCGGCCACGGCGTTAGTACGCCCTGACCATCTTTCCAGCGTCGGTCGGTAGAACGAGATCGGTTCCGGACTGCCAGACAGTCGCGACAGGCCAGAGGGCTGGGTAGGCCGTCGCACCGTTAGCGATCGTCCGTCCGTCGAGGAGCAGGAAGCCGGTCGGGTCTGTTGTCCAGAGCGTCTCGACGATCGAACCGACAGGGAGCAGGACAGTCGAGGCGGTGTCGTGCCGATGCGAGTTCAGTTCCGTCGCCTGGAGTCGGGCCTGCTGATCGACCAGGGTAGAGGCGAGCCCGTCGATCGGCGATGGGGTAGTTCTCGGTCGGATCATGGTCAGGACCCCGGTATTTCGATAGCGGTCAGGTTCACGGCGACATCACCAGATGCGGTCTGGGTTATCGTTCGGGAGATGATCTGAACGGTGACGAGGACACCGGGCTGGCCGATAGAGAACACCGTCGAACGTGGCACGACCAGATTTACGAAGTCGCCGATCTCATACTCGGCGTCGTAGAAGTATCGGGTCGGCTCCATCTCCACCTGCCAGGTGGTGATCGGTGAGATCGACTCGTCGATCAGTCCGTCGGCGGCGTCCTCTAGAGCGGTCTGCTGGTCGATCTGTCCGAGCGACAGGTATTTCTCCCAGCGGCCCCGAGGGTCGGTCAGGATGCCGGTCGTCTCGACGATCTCCGGGACGGTGGCCTGAATGTTTCCGGTGACTATGGCGGCGTTAGCGAACCGTTCTGCCGACGACGGTCGGAGCAGACGACGGGCGGTAGAACCCAGTTCGATCGGTGTCGCCTGGATCGGGAACGAGAACTGGTCTCCGACTACGAGTTCGAGGTTCTCGTTGATGTCCCACGAGATCCCGTTGTCGATCTTTGTCAGTTCGGTAATGGCGTCGTAGATGTTCTGGCCGACGATGTACTCCCGATCTCGGAGGATCGCCGGGCCCGACGTCCCGAGCGTGATCCCGAGGTTGCCACCGTTAGCGGCCTGGGCGTGCTGGATCAGGTTCCAGACGATGTCGCCCTGAGAGATACCCGTGTAGGTCTGGAGGCTCCGAACGTGCGCCTTGCGGAGCAGACGGCGGTAGCAGGCTCCCGTAATCCGTATGTCGTCCGACCCGTCGGGACCCCACTCCTGTTCGACGGAGATAATGCGGAACCGCTGGTAGAGGGCCGAGCCCCGGTAGAGCCAGACGTCGGTAACGAGTTCGTCGATCAGGAGAGCAGTCGTCGAGTTGCCTCGGGCGGTGAACTGTATGTCGCATCCCTCATCGAGGTTGTTCGTGAGCGTCCATTCCTCGAAGTCAATGACCTGTCCTTCGGGTGCGGAGAGCGTGTAGTCGCCGACGGCGAGCGTAAACGGGTTGAGGGCCATTACAGGTAGGTGTCCTGCCAGCAGATCGTCAGTCGGGTCGTCGTGTTGAACCCGGTCCCTTGGAGGCGCACGAGGTTCGCTCCTGGCTGAAGTAGGAGGTCGTCCCAGGTCCAGTCCTGGAAGTTCACTCGGTCATAGCGAGACAGGGTCGGGGTGTCGTTGAGGAGGATCGTCCGATCTGACGTCGAGATGTTCAGCGTCTGCCCGGTGACGAGCGTGATTCCTCCGTTGCGGTCGAACTCCATGTCGGTCGAACCGACCGTGATCGTCGGGTCGATCGCTGAGGCGGTGAGTTCCATCGTCCAGTTCGCCGGAGCGGTCCCGAGGTTGTAGACCAGGATGCCACCGACCGGTACGAGCGGCGTGTAGTAGCGGTCGAACGTCAGGTTGTACTCTCGGCCACCTTCGACCGGCAGATCGTTCGGGTCGATGGTCTCACACTGAACGGTCGGGTCGAGCGTAAACGCAGACTCGGAAACCCAGGAGCAGATGATCGTCGTGTACTTCGGGCCCGAGACGACCAGCGGAGCATCGACGCCCCGGAGCACCAGGGACCGGAAGTCGGTCGGAGTTTGAGGGAGGGACCAGGTAATCGTCGGGCGGCGACGTGGCGACATGAACGGCATGAGCCGGTCGAGGAGAGCCTGGATGGACTGGACCCGATGGTCGAGGCGCAGAGTGACGGAGACGGCACGCTGGCCGAGGTAAGTGGACTCGTCGAACACTCCGTCAGCGAGGGCCCGAGACCGCACGACAGGCCGTTCGGCTGGGAACCCGACCTGAAGGGAGACGAGGACGAACCCTTCGTCGCAGGCCAGGTCGAGAGCAGTTAGACCGTTACCGGAAAGGGTCGCTGTGCCTTGCCCAAGGTTGATCGGTGTACAGGTAGTCATGAGATGAGGACCCTCGCACGATAGGCGGCATTCACACGCTGGGCTACGAGATCAGCGTCCGTCGCTGAGGCGAACGTAGCGTTCTGGATCTGGACTGCCGGACCACCGGCCCCGGACGTCTGAGCCAAGGAGAGCAGACCGGACTCGGCCATGAGTTCGAGCGCACGACCGGGACGGGAGATCGGGATCACTGCTTCGGGTCCGGCTTCTCCGATCATGGCGTAGGTCTTGTCGCTGACGATCGCACCGTTCGCTAGGCCGACCATGTTGCCGAGCCCGGCCCAGTCGATGTTGTCCCAGACCTCTTTCGGGAATCCGAGGATGAGTCCATCATCGACACCTGTAACGGGTTGTGCGCCACCGCCACCTGGGATGACGTCGGCTCCACCGCCACGAGCGGCGGCTTCCTCACGAGCGGCGGCCTCATCTCGACGAGCCTGAGCGAGATCCTGATACGCCTTCACCAGGTCGTTGATCTCATCGACTTCGAGTCCGGCGGCCGAGGCGAGGTCACGGAACGCTTGGACTCCTGCCGGGCCCTGCTCGATGAGTTCGTACTGGGTTTCGAGCAGACGCAGGTTGGCGTCCTCTAGGGCACGCTGGGCGTTCTCCAGGTTTCGTTGGGCTGTCTCATACTCACGAGAGCCGATACCGCTTTCAGCGATCGCCTCGGTGACCTTCTCCTGAGCGTCGGCGACCCTCTGTTCGGCATCGACAACCCGACGGGCCATGTCCTCCTGCGACCGTCGGCCACGGATGAGGTCGAGCGTCTCCGAGAACGCAGACTCGGCAGACGCCACCGCCTCGGCGAGGAGGTCGTTCAGTTCGTAGATCGTGCCGGTCGCCTGGTCGATGACATAGGTCGTCAGACCGTCCATCGCAGTGACGACCAGGTATTCGCCTCGACGGATACCCTCAGCGACACCGTCGGCGATCGGCTCACCGACCTCTAGAGCGAACAGTTCCGATGGGCTTCGGATGAGGGCTACATCCCGAGAGTGCCTCAGGATGCCGTCGATCGTGCTCTGGACCGCCAGGTTCATGACCTGCTGTTGGCGTGAGATACCGCTAGCGATACCGAGAGCGAAGTTCGTACCCGTCTCGATACCTGCTCGGGTTGCCTCAGTCGTGACGGTGTACAGGTTCTGGCGTGCGCCTTCGACCTCGGCGATGATTTCCGTCTCGACTGTCTTAGGGATGTCGTTCTCTAGTTCGTTAGCATACGCCATGAGGTTCGCACGCAACGGATCAGACGGATCGAGCAGACCTGCGAGGTTACGCAGTTCGTCGGCCATGAGACGCTGGGCTCCACCAGCGGCCAACTGCGCCTCGGTCAGAGTGCCGTTATCGACCGCCGCCTGAACAGCGGCCTCGGCCTGCCGGAGGATCTGCGACGTCGCATCACGCAGGGCGGCGTCCTTCTCGTTGATCGTCGTCGTGAGGTCGTCCTCGGTGGTCTGATAATCCTGGAGGGCGGTGATGGTCCGGTCGATCTGGTTCTGATAGTTGATGTCGGAGTTGATCGCCCCGAGCGTGGCGTCGATCAGGGCATACTGGGCTTCGATCACACCGTTGATCGCATCCTCGGCGGCTGAGAGCCGTTCCTCAGCGAGAGCGAGTTCCTCGTTGTAGGTTTCCTGCGCCCGAGCAGAGTCCTCTGCGACCTGCTGAGCGAGCGTCATCTGTTCCCATCGAGCCTGCTCAGCGACGGTCGCTTCGTCGGCGGCGGCGTACAGGTTCTCTAGGGCAAAGGTGTAGTCATCGGATCGTCCGACGACATCGGCAGTAGCAAGACTCGTAGAAAGAATGGCGTTGAACAGGTCCTCGCCGAGTATGTCCGAGAGGGCTTTCGCTCCACCTTCGCTCGTCAGGAACGCTTCGCTCTGACGGTTCGTAGCCTCACGCTGGTCGTCGAATGCGTCAGCGGTCTCGTCGAGCGCATTCACGAGATCACGGAACTGTCCGTTTGTCAGGTTGCCGGACTGGGCGAGCGAGATTAGGGAGTCACGCAGAGGGTTCGACGCTGAGACTGACTCGGTAATCTTCTCGATGAAGATGTCGAGGTTCTCTGTCGTTGAGTCGCTCGACGAGCCGACGACGGCGAGTTGCTTTGCGAGTTCCTGGAAGTCGTCTGTGCCACCTTTGACAGCGTTCGTGATGTCCTCGACCGATGCTCCGACACCAGCCAGAGCGTCGGTGAACTGGAGCAGTTGGCCCTGTGCGAATGCCTGCGCCCCAGCGAAGTTCTCGACTGTCTCAGCGGCGGTCTCGGCCTCAGGGTTGAATTCCTTCCACTGCGTTACGAGTTCCTGGACACGAGTCGTCAGCGTCGCTGTCGGATCGTTCGCTTCGACCAGAGCGGTGTTGAGCAGGTTCTGTCGTTCCTCAGCCTGCTTTGCTTCTCGTCCGAGTAGCGAGTAGATCGCTATCCCAGCAGTGAGAGTGATGCCGATAACTCCGAGAGCCTTGTTTGCTGTCCCGGCGACGACGCCGAGGTTCTGGATCGCATTTGATAGCGCACCGAACGCTCCACCACCGATAACGGCGACAGCGATCGTGGCCTGAAGCGCACCAGGTAGAGCACCGAACGCAGAGATCGCCTCGCCAGCGATATTGACCAGAGTCTGAAATACTGGGGCGAGAGCCTCACCGATCGTGACCTGTAGATCCTTGAACTCGGCGGCAAGGATCTTCTGCTGATTAGCGAGCGAGTCCGAGGTGCGTGCGAAGTCGCCCTGAGCGAGAGTCGTCTGAGCGAAGATCTCGGCTTGGGCCGCCAGCACTCGTTCCTGCTGGGTGAGCGGTCCGAGGGTATCTCGGATACCCATCTCGACCGCACGCTGTTGGAGCGTCGCTTCGTTGAGGAGGACACCGTACCGTCGGATCGGTTCCGACTCGCCACGCAGAGCGGCTCCGAGAGCGAGCACCGCATCCTCGGGCGTCGTATTCGAGAACGATGCCAGGTCAGAAGCGAGGGTCGTCAGATCGACAGAGAAGTCAGCGAGTTCCTGACCTGTGAGTCCGGCGGCGTTGCCGAAGATCGCGAAGTCGGAGGCGGCGGCAATAGCGGCCTGCTTCGACTGGCCGAGAGCCGTCGATGCTTCGTCACCGAACCGGATGATCTCATCGACCGAGTCACCGAAGATGACAGTCGCTTTCGAGACAGTCTCTCCGAGGTCGGCGAACGCATCGACTGAGTCTTTCGCAAACTTGGTGAGTCCGGCGGCTAGAGCGGCGAACCCGGCAGACTTCGCCAGGTTCGTAATCGCCCGGTCACCTTCCTTGGCTCCTTCGGCGAGTGAGTCGCCGATCGCATCACCGGCTTTCTTCGCCTCGTCCCGTACTTCTCGGAAGCCGTCACCATCGACGTCGGCGAGAGCCCGGTCGCCTTCGAGGGCTCCCTCCCGTAGTTGCGCTCCGACTGCTTCGCCAGCCTGGTTAGCGGCCTGCCGTACCTTCTGGAAGCCGTCTCCGTCTACCTGGCCGAGAGCAGTTTCGGCGGCCTGAGCCGTCGCTCGAAACGAGGCTTCGATCTCGTCGTTTGCTTCCTCGACCTCGCCGACCGCCTTCGACATGGCGGCCTGGACTCCGGCCTGTAGTTCAGGTCCGAAGCCGGATAGGTCAGGCGAGATCTGGACGAATGCTTCACCGAGATTTCTCGCCATGCGTGCGAGTCTATGCGACCGAGATAAGCCGAAGGGCTAGCGTCGTGCGGCTCTTCGCCATTCTGCTTCGGCGTCCTCATCGGAGCCGTACCAGGCTGGCGCACCGTTATATTTGTAGGTGTTCGGCGGTTCGAGACCCTTCATGATCTTGTCTCGGGTCTCTGCTGTGGCGTGCTCGGTTATGGCGTAGAGGTAGGCGTTTACTGCTCGGTCGGCTGGGAGATCGACGGCGTCGAGTCCTCGGGCTGAGCACCATCCGTCGAACTCGACCCAGTTAGTTCTGATCCAGGTGACGAGGACGACGGCTTCGTAGGGTTTCTCGTACCGGCGTATTCGGCGATCAGGTCGAGGATCATTTCACCGACAGTCTGGATGTCGAGGTCCTCGGCCACCTGCTCGTATGCGCTCATCGAGTCCGGTTCGATGAACGGACGCATCTTCTCGATGAGGACGGTGCGACGGTGAACGGCGTACTGCCACGGGGTCATGTTTTCCGGTACGGCTTCCTGGAGCAGATCGACCAGGTCAGCGAGGTCGGTCAGACCGACGGAGGGTCGGAGTCGGATGTCGTGGCCGTCGATTTCCCAGACGATCGGTTCGGCCCTGCGTCGGGCGGCGGCAGTCTGGAAGGAGCGGTGTCGTGTCATAGATCGGAGTCTACGACTGAAGTCCTGTGGGTAGGCGTATTACTGGACAGCCTGGAGAGCGTCACGGAGGAACGGTTTCGGTTTCGTACCCTTAATGGTGACCCTCTTGTAAACGTGCCTGCCACCTCGTCCGTTCGGTGGGATCGGAGCACCTTTCCAGACGAAGGCGAGAGCCTTCCGACGTCGAGGAACGATCGTGTACGGAGCACCTTTCGGCCCATAGATGCCGGTTCCCTCGTGAACGAAGAGGGCGTATTCGACGTTTGTGCCGACCCTACCGACAGGCCCGGTTTGTTCGGAGAGCACCTGGCCGGTGATCGAGGCTCGGAGCCGACCGTTATTGACAGGGCAGAGAGCGAGAGCCCTGTTCCTGACGTTATTCGTCTGATCTCGAATGTCTCGATACACAGGACCCTGAGGCGAGTACAGCAGTTCTCTCAGGGCAGACGGGTCGATAACGACAGATGCCACGGTTAGCCGCCCAGCATCTGAGCGACTCCGGCGGCGGCACTCCCACCGATCAGGCCACCGAAAGCGGCGATACCGGCGAGGAACGCTCGGGCTCCCGTGATCTGCTTCTCGATCTTTTCGACCCGATCTTCGAGTTCGTTTATCATCTTGTCCCGATGTGCGCTCTGAGCGTCGATCTTGGCGGCGAGAGCATCGACCTTGTCGATCACATGGCCGATCCGTTCGTAGAGGACAGCGATCGCGATCGCAGGATCAGTCGAAGGGCTGGTCACGGGCGTCATCCTCTCGTCTCCTAACCCCTAGCGAACCTGATCTTAGTTCAGACGTCTTGCTCGTCGGATGACTTCGAGAGTTCATATTGAGCCCACCGACCAGCGAAGTTCCAGACGGCGATCACTCCGGCGATCGCCGCAGACTTAAAGAACTCGATGTCGAATAGGGCGGCGTTGAGCGGTGCGGCGGTCGCTCCGGCAATGAACGTAGCGACGGCACGGCGACCGGATTCTCGGATGTTCGCTTTATGGCTCATGATTCCTCACTGGTAACGGTCGGCGATCTGCTCGGCGTACTTCGATGATAGGTCAGCGACGAGAGTCTGGATAAGAGCGTTCCTCTGCCGTTGCGCGGTATGGGAGCCGATGTGTTGCTTGTACAGGAGTTTCGGGATGTGGACGCACCTGGTAGCGAGGGCCGTTCGGACGCAGAGGTCGTAGTCGTCGGCGATCGGGAGACTCGGGTCGTGACCGCCGATCTGCCGATAGGTCGAGGCTCGCCACGCTCGGACATGATTCGGGGCAGAAACGATGTGGCCAAGAGTGGTCCGGTTGAGGACAGGTGCTCGCATGACCCATCGGCCCGGCTCGATCTCATACTCGGAGCCGTAACCGAACGCCCATCCTGCCGGATACCGACACCATTCGCCCTGCTCGTTGATCTCGCTCCAGTCGGAGTACACGAACCCGACGTCGGGATCGGAGAATGCTTCGACGAGTTCGCTCAGACAGTTTGGGGTGAGTTCGTCGTCGTGGTCGAGTTCGACGAGGATTTCTCCTTCGGCGACGATGAACGCCTGCCGTTTGACCCTGCCGATCTGCCCTCCGCTCGGAGTCAGCGACCGATGTGCTCTAACGGTGTACCGCTCGTCGGCGGCGAATCCGTAGATCTGTCTCCAGACGAGATCGCCGGGCGAGTCATCCCAGATGACCCACTCCCAGTTGCTGTACGTCTGCGCTCGGAGACTGGCGTAGGTCCGGGCGAGGATCTCCGGCGGTGTCTTGTAGGTCGGCGTGACGATCGAGATTAGAGGCGAGGTCATGACAGGGCGAGGATAAGCGAAATGTCTGCTGATCCTGTCGCACCTTGAGGTCCCTGCGGCCCCTGCGGCCCGGTGTCGCCCTGCGGTCCCTGCGGTCCCGTATTGCCCTGTGGTCCTTGCGGCCCGATGTCACCTTGCGGTCCTTGTGGTCCTTGTGGACCAGGAACGGTCGAGTCGGCTCCTTGCGGTCCTTGTGCGCCTTGCGCACCCTGGGCTCCGGTGTCGCCCTGAGGGCCCTGCGGTCCGATGTCACCCTGGGGACCCTGAGGACCGATGTCTCCCTGCGGTCCCTGAGAACCCTGCGCGCCTGTGTCGCCTTGTGGTCCCTGAGGACCCTGAGAGCCGACGTCGCCTTGCGGTCCCTGCGGTCCGGTCGAGCCGGTATCTCCCTGGGGTCCTTGGGCTCCCTGAGCCCCTGTATCTCCCTGGGCTCCCTGTGGGCCCTGTGCGCCCGTGTCGCCTTGTGGACCCTGCGGCCCGGTGCTACCAGTATCGCCCTGCGGTCCCTGCGCTCCTGTGGCTCCCTGGGGTCCTTGTGCGCCGACGTCGCCTTGCGGTCCCTGAGCACCCTGAGCACCCTGGGAGCCGGTATCTCCCTGAGGTCCCTGAGGGCCTGTGTCGCCCTGGGGACCCTGGGCTCCGGTCGCACCCTGAGCACCCTGAGGACCGACAGCACCCTGAGCACCCGTGTCACCTTGCGGTCCTTGGGGCCCGGTATCTCCCTGCGGTCCTTGTGGTCCGGTCGAGCCCTGAGCACCGACAGCACCCTGAGGTCCGACATCGCCCTGAGGACCCTGCGAGCCCTGTGCTCCTTGCGGTCCGGTGTCGCCTTGTGGTCCTTCGATGTTACCGACATTCGTCCACTGGTTGCCGATCGCATCCCAGACGTAGAGATCGCCGTTAGCGAGTAGATAAGCATCGCCAGGATTACCAGTCGGATGTGCGGCGATCAGAGCGGCGTAGTCGGGATACTCGCCAAGGATCGTGACCGACGTTCCGTCTGCGCCTTGCGGTCCTTGCGAACCCTGCGGTCCTTGACTGCCCTGGGCTCCGATGTCTCCTTGTGGGCCCTGAGGTCCTATCGAGCCTTGTGCTCCGGTTGCGCCTTGGGCTCCCTGAGGGCCAGTCGGTCCTTGGGAACCTGTCGCACCTTGACTGCCCTGAGGTCCAGTTGATCCCTGAGGTCCCTGCGGTCCTGTCGAACCCTGAGGTCCTGTAGCACCTTGCGGTCCGACCTGCGTGTACATGACCTGCGTAACAGAGACGATCAGGCCAGGAGACTGCGGTGTCGTCGGCGTCGTGCCTGCCGGGAGAGTAGCGATCTGAATCGCTGTGGACTCCGTCTGCCAATACAACTGAAGATCGTCTCCAGCGGTAAGGGTCATCGTGTATTCGATAGTCCCGACCGCCGCTCCAGGTTCGCCACCGTGAGATTTGACGAGCGTCCACTGCGACCTAGAGGCCGGTATGTCGGTCCCGTTGAGGCGTAGCCAGATCGAGACATGATGCTCGTCGTTCGACGGATTCACCATCTGCGCCGAATAGATGATCTGATATGTGCCGTCGTTTGCGACCGTGATCTGTGTCGGGTTCCCTAATCCGTCGTTCGTGATCGAGACACCGTTTGCTTCGAGGGTCGTGTTGATCTCTAACGGGTAGGCCACCGTTGTCGAGGCGGCGGTCTGAGTCGTGAGATCGACGAACGATCCGTAGTAGCCGAGGGCTCCACCGGCTCCCTGAGGACCTACGTCGCCTTGTGGCCCTTGTGGACCTTGGGCTCCTTGTGGTCCGACCGGACCGGCGATACCAGAACCGGCGACCTCGATGATGACAGAGCAGGAATCTTCGACGACGAGTTGGGCTGGGAGTTCCGTAACTTCGGAGTCGGGACAGCAGTTCGGGTCGGTCATGTCGTCACCTCAGGTCGAACGGTCACCGTCCCACGCCAGATTTTGATAACCGTGTCCGGGTCGAGCGGATCGTACGCCTCACCATCCCAGACATACTTGCCGGTGAGATCTTCCATCGTGACTGCCGAGACAGTGAACTGGATTGTCCCAGCGGTTCCTCCGAGCACGATCGGATCACCGTCAGCGGTGTCCATCTCTAGAGCGGCAGTCGAGGTGAAGGTTCGTTTGATAGCGAACCGGAAACCCCATCCTGTGAAGTCGAACGGTGTTCCGTTGAACCGGTAGGTGACTTCACGCTGGAAGGTCGCACCCTGATCGGTTATTGCGTTCCATGTTGCGGCGGCGACGGTCGTCATCTGATCCACCTCTGTTGCTCTAGTCCTAATGGGAATCGTGTTTCGACAGCGACGCATCCTCCGTCGGCTCCGACGAACGTCTGTGAGATTGCTCCTCGTTCCCAGTCCTCGAAGTCGCAACAGAGAATCGAGTTCCACACGACAGCGGCGTCGTCGAGCAGGTCTCGATATGCCTCGTTGAGAGCGTGAGCGGTTGGTGCTCGACCACGATCATCAACGGTTGGGACGCATCGGACGACCACGACGACAAGTTCGACGACGAGGAATCCGGCGTTACAGTCCTCCGGTCCAGTCGCCTCCGTAAAGAACGTGGTCGAGCGGTAGATTCGTTCGGGTGCGACGACGAGCATTCCGCAACAGTTGTCCCAGGCAATCGACCCGGCGGCGACGTATGCCTGCTGTAGTTCGGGACGGTTAGCGTTGAGCATCCCATCCCGGACGCAACAGAGAACCTGATTCGCGACGACGTAGGGAGAGTCGATCATCGGACACGCCTCGCCAGATCAGGTGAATAAACCATCGACCGAGACTGGAGATGGTTCGGGTTCACCGATCTGAGGAAGGCGTCAGAGATCGGCAGGCCGATCCGTCCCATCTCGAACAGGGTACGAACGTCTCCGAGATCGACTGTGACACCCTGACGAGTGATCGCTACCGCATTCGACGGCAGGCGACAGTCGGCTCCGGTCAGACCTGCCAAGAGTTCGCAGGCGAGTTCCCCCATAGCGAGTTCACCTAGCGGCGGTACGTCGATCCCGTAGATGTATTCGACAACGACCGGCGGTTCCTCACACGCTGAGTCGCACGGCCAACACGCCCCGTCACGCCAGAGAACGTCACGCTCTAAGGCGTACTCCGACGGGTCGAGCAGTTCTCCCTGAACAGTAACGGAGACGATCGCCCGGACTGGGAGCGAATGAAGTTGAAGTCGACAGCACGGGTCCCGATAACGGACACCGAGGGCGTATTCGACTCCGGGTCCGAACTCGGAGTAATACGGCTGATAGCACGGGTCATCGCATGGGGTTCGATACGACTCCGTGGTTGTACAGAGCCCATAGCGGCGACCGGACAGTGACCAGAGGATCTGCTGAGCGGAGTCACGAACGATGTCGAGGAGAGCCGGATCGACTTCAGATACATCGCATGGGTAGCGAATCGGCCAGTCGTCGCAGGCGGTCATGCTCAGATGCTACACCGATCAGCGTTGCCGGATCGGAGGGACGATCACCTTCCATCGTGGATCGGAACATAACTGATGAAACTGGTTCGAGCCGACGTCGACGATCTTCTGTCGGCCTGTTCGTTCATGCCGGAAGATCGCTTGAACGTCGATCTGTTCGCCTGCCATAAGAGCGATCATGGCGGCCCGATTGCCTCTAGCGGCCCGATACTGGGCGGCGAGATCGGTGTTCTCCTTGGACCCGTGTGCTCGGGTGCGTCGAGCCTGCGGTGGATGCCAGAGATGGATGAGGTCATACCCTCCTCGCCAGGGTGGACCGGCGAGAGTTTCGAGGGCGTAACCCCATGATTCGTCCTCGCCGCCCCATCCTCGGAACCTCGGGTCGGGTGGGATCTGTTCTGCGGTCGTTCTCGGGACGACGACGATGCCTCCACCGATCACGCCACTGTACGGGCGTTCAGCGGTTCGTCGAATGACCATCTTGTCGCGGTTCCCTTGCCGATATGCGCTGGATGAGATCTCATCGAGCCTGATGACCTTGCCGTGTGGCATCGCCCACGGGACACCGCCCTTGACTCGTTCGATCGCTTCGACGGTTCCTTCAGACCAGACGTCGGCGTCATGGACGACGATGATGTCACCGTATGATCGTTCGACTCCGAGTCGGATCGCTTCGGCCTTAGACCAGTAGTCGCCGGGATGGTCGGCTTCGATAATTTGCCAGTCTGGGTGCTCCTGCTCGATCTTGGCGATGAGCCAGTCTCGGCTTGCCTGTCGATAAGGGCATCCGGGTCGCCACGGGAGAATGACCGAGACACTCTTGCGGCGTGATGCCCAGACATGATGGGTGAAGGCGTCCGAATGGATCTCGCCGGGTGTGCCACCGGGTCCGAGTTTCGAATGATGATACGGGTAGACGAGATGGGTCGGGATCAGGGCTAGTTCGCCAGGTCGAGCGTCTGCTGTCCGGGTGAGGTATTCGGGGCCCGTTGTGCGCCAGGATGGGTAGCCGGGGCGTTCTTCTACCGACTGTACGGCCCCTTCGATGAGAGCGTCGAGGAACAAGTGACCCTGTCGGGCTCCCATGAAACCGTTAGCGATCAGGCCGGGTTTCTCCTCAGCGGCGAACAGGTCCAGGTCGTCGATGTACGGCTCGATCGGTTTCAGAGCCTCAGAGTCGGTATCGAGGTAGACACCGCCGTAAACGTAGAGCAGTTCGTATCGAGCGAGGTTGGATCGGAAACGCCAGACGAGACGGGACGGCACGATCTCCGGGGCCCGATCGTAGAGATCCTGGTTACGGAGTCGGGGCAGATTGTCCTCGGTCCAGAGCGTCATCTGCCAGCCGGGGTTTAGGTCGAGCCATGACTGACCGAACTGGGCGAACTCGGCTGGGATACGGGAACCGAGCCAGATCCGATGGAAATGTCGGGGTACGAGAAGGGTCATGTCTCGACGCTACTGGCCGAGAATCCCTCGACGGGCTCTGCCTCGTCGTTCCGCTCGCAGGACTCTCGCCCGATCCTCAGGATGCTGAGCGAGGTACTCCTTTACTTCGGCGACCGTGTGAAGTTTCGGGTCGAAGCGTGCGACGACACGAGCGGCGACGTCCTCCAACAGTTCTTCGACAGCCGACGCAGGTCGAGGGCCAGGGAGAGGTGGAACCTCGACCTGCGGAGCGGCCACCGATCGCCGAAAGAGGCGAGCGAGGAAGTTACGCATGACCGGCTAGATCAGGAACCCGTGTACGGGATACATCCGGCGGTGTCGGTCGGAGGCTGGACGTTCGTGACGACCATGCCGAAGATGTTGCCCGACGGGAATGTCTCGATGAACGGGTTTGCCGTGTACGGCGAGTCGCCCCAGTTCGTTGCGGCGAAGCCCTGACCGACAACTCCGATAGTCATGACACCATTCTCGATAGTGAGGTCACCGTCGATGCGACCGTTACGGATGTACGGCACGACGAAGTAACCCCACTCGGGGCTTCCGGTACAAGGCTCGCCCGTGAACTTGGTCCAGACTTCGAGAGCGAAGGCTGATTCGTTCGCCACCGGAGCCCAGGCCGCACCGATCGTGTTGCCGCTCGAAACGATCGGGTCGGCACCAGTAAGGATGTCGAGAGCGTCCGGGTTGATCTCAGCGAAGTTGATCGAAACGTTGACCCACTTGATGATGTCCGGGTCCTTGTCGTTGATACAGAGATCGCCCCACGCCGACTTCTGGAGATACTCGTCACCGGCTTCGATCTCAGCCGACAACGTCACGGAGACGAAGCACTCGGACACGAGGGTCGAGCAGGAGCCGACGACAGGGTCGCCGCAGTCATCGAGACGGGTCAGTCGGACGACCTTGCCCTTGATCGACTTCAGGATGGATGTTGCCATGATGAACCTCCTCGGTTCGAGTTAGGAGACGGAAGGGGAGCAGACGTTACAGAGGTTCACTGCGACCGACAGGGCTACGCAGTCCCAGCCGATGACGTAGTCACGCTGAGCGATAATGGACACCGAGTTGATCGCCTTATTCACGGCGTTCTGTCGAGTGTCAATGTCGCCTCGATACATGACCAACGGTCCGGTGGCGTAGATGTAGCCGAGATCAGTTGCCGTGGCTCCTGCGCTTCGATAGCCACCACCGACGACGACAGGGGTTCCGAGAGCGGTCATCATGCGACCTCCCTCGACCTTCAGATAAGGGGCGCACGCCATAGCGGTCATGCGGTTCATGTGAAGGACACCCTGCGCTTCGTAGATCTCGGAGATCGACTGTTCGGCCAGGCCGAGCCCGATGTGGATCGGGTAGGCGGTGGCGTCTGCCGGTCCGAGAGCGGCGGCGGTCATCGCGGCGTAGAGGTGAAGTTCTGCGCCGTACTGCTCACCTTTCGTGAGACGGGCGATCGCATTGGCTTCATGCTCTGCGAGCGTGTGACCAGGGATAGCGTCGTCGTTGAAGGCGTAAAGAGTGAAAGGGTCGTATTCGAGTACCGAGCAGAGTTGATCGTCCGGGGTGAGAGCAGGAACTTCGGCGTCGATACACGGGCCGGTTGTTTCCTTGATCTCACCGCAAGACTGGCTCTGCCATTGGACTCCGAGACGCCAGTGTTCGTCGATCGTGACACCTTCGATAGCGGCGGTGCGTGGCTCGACGACTGAGAACAGACCGTACCGATAGGGGACGGCAGGCGGCGCACTAACCAGGTGGTATGTGTTTAGTAGCGATCCCATGTCGTCCTCCTATCGGTCTCGGTCGTCAGTTTCTTCGGCTCAGGAAGCCGGGGCTTCGCAACAGGCGGTGTTGCCGTCCACTGCGTAGTTGATCGTGACCTCACGGGCGTCCGGGCCCAACTGTGCGACGAGGTACAGTTGCTCCGTCCAGGCGGCGGTGTAGTCGTTGGTTGCGTTGAGCACCGAGTCACGCACGACACCGAGGTCGATCACGCCACCGTCGCCCTTGATGTAACCGCCTGCCGGGTAGAGCAGGAAGTCGAGGCTGGTCGGCCAGGCCGTCTTAGCGGCGACCGAGTACAGGGGCTGGTAGTCGTGGACGAACTGGGCTCGGACCTTGCGAGCCCGAAAGTGCTCGTCGACCATGTCGTCGGTGACGTTGGTGAGCATGACACCGTGACGCATCGCGAGGTCGGCCCGGATCAGAGCCTTGGTCCAAAGCGGGAACACGGCTTCGAGGATCGCTCCGACCGCCATGCGGTACTGCGAGCGGTAGTCCTCGACCTGGAGGTCGATCGCGTTCAGGATCGAACCAGCGGCCGAGGTCGGGTAGGCGTTCATCGTGACACCCGTGGCCGAGCCAGAGATGTCAGCGATCATCGCCGCCGACATACGGTGGAGGTGCGAGTTGATCGCGAGGGCAACGAAGCGACGGGTCAGTTCGGGGAACGCCCGGTCGGTCAGGTTGCCAGCGGTGATACAGAGACCCTCAGCGACGAGGCGGTAGTCGGTGAAGTCGGGGCACGGGATGTACAAGCAGGGCTTCGAAGCCGTCGGCTCGTCACCGTGGGCGTTGTCGTTGTCGTCCTCGGTCCAGGTCCAGAGACCGTCGGCGGCGTCGCCGTAGCCGAGGAAGCCCGGCGTGCGGAGACCACCACGAGTGACCTGGACAGTCGGGAGGTCGAGCAGACCATCGCCAGCGTCGATGCCGAACAGGTCGTACAGCGTCTGCGACGGGGCGCACCAACCGGAGGCGGTGAGGGCTTCGGGAGCCGTCACTCGCTCGATCACTTCGAGGTTGTGAGCGACGTCGACACCGACTTTGTTTTCGGCGGGGATCGGCAGGTTGATCGAAGCGACCGGGATCATGCCCGAACCGTTCGACAACGTGCGAGCCTTCGCATGGAGAGCCTTCGCAAGGGCGAGGGTGTCGAGGGTCGCTCCACCAGCGACGCCAGGAACATCGGCGGCGGCAGTGATGACGACCTCGGGACCGGCCTTGGGAGCCTCGGGGGTCTGGGTTCGGGCTTTCACCGCACGAGCGGAAAGAGCCTTGGGGTTCGGTGCTGATGCGGTCACCAGTTCACGCTCCTCGGTGTTGGCCTCGACCTCGTCGGCTTCGGCGGTTTCTTCTGATTCCTCAGCGACCTCTTCGGTCTCCTCGGGCTCCTCTTCGCTAGCGACGACCTCGACGGTCTCCTCAGCGACAGGATGGATGCGCTCGGCGAGTTGTGCGATCGCCTGGGCGGTCTGAATCGCACGCTCTTCTCGGGCGACGGTCTCGTTCCGAGCCGCTTCGAGGGCATCGGCGATGGCGGTCAGGCTGGCGACGTCGGTTGAGCCTGCGTCGTACAGGGCGTCGAACTCGGCGGTCAGTTTTTGTGCCAGTTCGGCAAGTTCTTCGTCGCTCAGGACGGACAGATCTTCGGGAACTACGGTCTCCATGACGGGACTCCTTGTGAGTGAGTGGTCTTGTCATGCGACCGAGCGTGGCCCGGGCTTCGCACCTCAGACGCTAGGCGCACTGAGGCTTACGGGAAAAGGTATCACAAGTCCGGGCTAGATCGCACGGACTTCGCCACCAACTTTCGAGGCGTACTGCTGAGCGGTAATCAGGGAGTTGAATCGGCGTCCGGTCGAGGTGTCGTTGAGGAACACTTCGTAGATCACTCGGGATCCGGCATCGACCGCCGCTCGGGTATCGGTCGAGGCTTTCTTACGGCATCCACATCCCATCACTTACCTCCTGGGTGGACTCGGGCTCGGAGTTCAGCGAGCCGCTGATCCCTGGATCGTCCGATTGAGGCGGCGATCCTTTCAACGACCCGACGGTCGGTGCTGGTTCGGCGTGGTTCACCAGGTCCCAGATTGGCGACCAGAGCGGCGACCAGACCTTCGGCTTCCCGAATCTGGGGTCGAGCCTTGTGGAAACCGGGTACGTTGACAGCGAGGATGGCGATCAGTTCCAGGCCGGAGCCGATCCTGCGCCAGTCGCCAGAAACATCGGATGCCATGAGGGCCCGGATCTTTTCTGGGGCAACATCGGAACGGAGGGAGCCTGCGAACCAGATGCCGAAGCGGTCCTCACCGCAGGTAATGTCGGCGACCACGAACCCGGTATCGTCATAGTGGGCGGCCGCTTTCTGACCCTGGGCGTAGAGCGGTGCGTGGCCGGTGTCCATCGTGATCTGGCCGACAGCGACTCGTGTGCCGTCGTCGCAGACGATCTCACCAGTCAGGAAGTGCGTGTAGGCGCTCGCCGACTTCGGCGGTCGGACACAGGAGTCCGTGAACCCACGATGGCAGGTCTCCCAGGTAGCCAGGTGACCGTAGATGCGTCCGTTGTCGTCGATCGTCATCGGGGTCGGTGCTGACAGGCCAGGATCCGAGTACCAGGAGATCGGAGGAACGACCGGAGCCTGGATCGGATGCGCTGATGCGGTGATCGAGCCCTCACGTCGGCGTGACTCGATCTGCCCTCGGACCTTCTCAGCCCATGCTCGACCAGGATCGCCACCCCACAGGGCCCAGGCGATCCGACCGTTCGACGGGTATCCATCTTCACCGGGAGACCATCCCTCAGCCTGCTTGTTTCCCTCGTGGCGTGCGAAGAACGACGTCATCCGAGAGATCGTGTCCGGGCTCAGGTTCTTACCGTTGGCGATGTCACGAGCCCGGGCGATACCGACCGGAGTGCCACCACGACCATATTCGGTGCGCCAGGCGAGGCCACGCTCGGCCTCCTCACGGGCTCCCTGCGGTGGCCGGAAGTCGATCCCGTCGAGGCTCGACCAGGTTTCGATCGTGCCCGACACCTCGGGACGCACCATCAGGGCGGCGGTCATGGCGGCCATGCTTTCGATGAACGCTTCCTCGAACGCTGGGAACGGGACGACGGTCGCACCCATGATCCGGGCCGAAGTCACTCGCATCTTGTAGTCCTCGACCTCGAACAGGCCGTTCCCGTTCTCGTCACGCTTCATGCCGGTCTCATCGGTGTCCTCGTCCGGGTTAGCGGTCTCCTCCGGATCCGGGTTGATCTCGTCACCAGGGAGAGGGCCGACCATACGAGCCATCTCAGAGGCTGGGACCACGATCTCGTACTCGACCGAGTCCAGATCGACGGACACGCCTCGCAGATCTCCGGCTCGGACGAAGTCCTGGAGGCGCATGATCTCGGCGTCGTCGGACTCGACGAACCGTCCGTAGCCGTGGATCTCTCGACCATCTCGCTCGATCCGGGTGATCGAACCGATCAGTCGGGCGTCCATATGGCCCTCGGTGGTGCGGTCGGTCGCCATCAGGGGCAACGGGAGTTCACGCCAGCCGAGCGCTCCCTCTTCGATCCATCGTCCGTCGCCGGTCCAGACGCCCTCCATGACGAGCAGAGCGTGGAAGTCCTCACCGTCAGCGACGTCGGTCTCGATGACGTTGCCGGTCGAGTCCTCGGCGATGTCCTCAGCGATCTCCTCGGCGATCTCGCCGACAGGTTCGCCTGTGATGTCGTCGATCCCGTCGCCGTTCTCATCCTGGAACCGGCTGACGGTCGCCATGTCGGCGACTGGGGTGATCCTCATTTTCACGGGCTCTGCCTCCTCGGTCGAGTTCTTCCCTCCGGCTCGTCGTTCGAGCCAGGCGCAGTATGCCGACGGGTCGTCCATCTCTCGGTTGCTTCGGACGCAGTCGTCGAAGTCGTCGTATCCAGCGAACGGCATGGTGGCATCCTAGAACGCTGAGAGTGGTGTGCGTCGGGACTCGTGGATAGTGAAACGACCCCGGCTCGGTCGGAAGTGAGCCGGGGTCGTCGGAGGCCGGGGGCAGACCGGCAGTGTCAGTGTAGTTCAGCGCTCGATGCGTCGGCGTCGGTTCCCTCCGTAGCGTCCGAATCGGTAGCCGAGCCAGCAGGCGAAGCCGATCGCGCCGACGATGATCGGGAGCCACGAGCCTCCTGCGTCGGTACAGGTCATGAGAGGATCACCCGGGCAGGGATAGGTGCTCATCGCTCGATCTCCCGAGTCTCGACGGCTCGTGTCGGGCCGAGCCGGTCGATCGAGTCGTAGTCCGGGAACAGGTCCCATCGGACACCAGTCGTCGAGATGACGACGACCTCCTCGCCTCCTCGCAGGATCTTCTGGACGTGGCCTCGGAACTGTGTCGGGCCGAGCCACCAGGCGATGTAGTCGCCGGGCTCGTAGGTGGCGTGAGCGCTCATGAGCGTCGGCCTCCCTTCTTGGTGAGGTTGGCGAAGTAGGTCTCGTGGCGCTGGGCCTCGACGACTGTGAAGGCGTGTCCCCGGTAGGTGACGTAGGGACCGCAGTGGCTACAGACGATGCGGTACGCACCGTCCTTCCAGGTGGTCTCCGGCTCTGCCGGTTCGACTGTGGTGAGATGGGTCGTGGTCATGCTGTTACCTCGCTGACTGTGAAGGTGACGTCACGAAAGTGTTTCGTCAGATATGAGCAGGTCTCTTTAGCCTCGATGCGATCCTCGAAGTGCTTGGCTGTGGCTGAGGTCTTGGTCGTGACGAGGCGCTGGTTGAGTGCGCTCACTACGAGATGGCGAAAGTACTCGGGTCGGTTGCGTGGCGTGATCCCGAGACGGGCCTCGATGAGATACCTGGTCATGGTCTGTCCTTTCGATGTCGTGGTCATGAGTGAAGGATAGCCGACTCGTGTCGGCATGACAAGTCTTGGTCAGGCCTCGGCCTGCTGGGTAGCCCAGATCGTCTCGATCTGGTTGATGAGGCTGGCGAGATATTCGGCCTCGGTCTTGTCGCCCTTACGGATGGCCCTGTCGAGAAGGTCCTGGATGTTGGCGAGGACCTCGGTCGGATCGCTCATGGGCTCACTGGTAGTGGTAGTGGTCATGTCATGAACAGTACCGACTCCAGTCGGCATAAGCAAGTCATGATCGAAGAACTACGTTTCCCCAGATCAGAGGCCCTAGTTCGTCTGACCCTCGGCTCGTCTGAGTGTCTCAGGACTCATGCCATCAGCATCCCGAGGTCGCTCGATCTCCTCCGATGTCGCTCTCGGAGCCGGACGAGTCACGATGAGATCATCGTCTCCTCCGAACCGACGTGATCGTTTCGTCATCACAAGATCTCCCTGAGTTGAACGACTGTCCGATAGTCCGTGCGATCGTTTTCGAAGTCGTAGATCTCGACTCGACGCTCAACGGCTACGACCTCATACTCGACGTTGCGTGGCAGGATCACCTCGAACTCGTCATCGAAGCGACTGATGTCGTTGATCGGTGCTCCTCGTCGCGTCTCGATCTCGAACAGGACGCCCTGCGACTGACGAGACAGAGTGGCATCGAGTGGCGCGGCGACGTCTGTCGAGGCTGATGCGTGCTGGCCTCCGAACGACACTCGACTTCCTGGCCGATACTTCTGCTCGATGACATCGGCGAGCATCTCGATCTGTCGATCTGTGGACTCGAAAACGTAGCCCTGGACGTCCGGTGCTGGCATCCTCATACCTCGATACACGATGTACGGTTCGTCTGCGACTCCAGCCTCAGCGATGACTTCGTCGAGATGCTGGACGATCTGCCGTTGCTCGGCAGTCAGTTCTCCTCCGGTTCGCATGGCATAGTTGAGATCCTCGTAGGCGCTTCCAGTGAACGTCCGGACTGAGGCCTTCTGCTCGTCAGTGAGACGAGCGACTAATCGATCCTGCGCTGGCAGTCGATCTGTTGATCCAACTCGTGTCTCTCCTCGGAGATCGGTGAGCAGTGACTGTCGTGTCGTGCGAGTATCGAGTGTGGTCGTAGGTGTCGCCTCGATCTGTACTTCAGGGACGATCGTGCCGTCTGGTCGAGTCATACCCGGATACAGATACGCAGTCACACAGCGACAGTTCACGACCTCGCTCGCAGGCCCGGACGGATCATGCGGATACATCATCTCTGAGCCACCGACGATGAACGGCTGATCGAACGCTCTCACCTGACCATCAGCCTCTCGATGCGACTGTCGAGTCCGATCGTCACCAGTCGCCATCCAGTACTTCTCGACTGGCCCCATGTCGCCGAGCGCCTGATTCGACTGATAGTTCCCAGCGTTGTACGCACCGTTTACCTCGGTGCGTGCGATCATCTGCGCCCGATAAATAGCAAAGTCCCGGTTGAGTGCGATCTCCTGTGTAAGACGCTCAGTGCTCACGCCAGTCTCGATCGCCTTCGAAACCTTCAGTCGGAGATCATTCCAGATCGAGTCAGCGACCGGGCCCGTAAGACGGTTCGTCGCCTGAGAGGCATACGACACTGCGTTCTCGTTCACGACGTTCGTCCACGCCTGAGCAGTGGACTCCGGTAGAGCGTCCGTGCCGGGAGCCTGAACCCATGCTGAGACACCACCGGAGAGATACATCCCTCCGAGCCGGTCGCCAAGATCCTGCGTCACGAACCTCGACCACTCGATCGGAACCGAGTCGAATACGCTCATGTCACCTGCGGCGGTCAGAGTGTTCGTAAACGCTGTCGAAGCGTCGTCGATGATCGCAGTGAGACGGGCTACGACGACCTCAGCGATCTCCTCCTCACGAGTGAGAAGCCAACGCTCGATCTCTGCCGGGTCAGAGGGTGGCTCGTAAACCGAGAGCATCGGAGAGCCGTTCGTAGTCGTGTTGCTGTCCGGAGGCGAGCAGTGCCCGTGTGTAGGCGTCGAGTGTCTCGACCAGAGCGTCACTGTTCATGCCACACCGCTCAGCGATCGCAGGAGCGAGAGTCCACGCACCATCGAGGAGCGCTCCGAGATCGGCATAGAGCGTGGGCTCGATGTCGCAGTGAAGGCGTGTCGGATCCGGACATGGGATCGACGCCGCTCCACCCTGGACGTTCTTACCTGCCGCTGAACGCAGTCTCGATCCGGCCTTCTCCAGTGCCCGGTAGACGAGGACGTCGCACGCGGCGACGAGTGCCGATGCTGTCTGTGCTGGGGTCTGATCGCCTGTCTCAGGTTGCGTGTCCGGTGGGCCCTGTGTCGGCTCGACTGCTGGAGGTAGTTCTCCGGCGACGGCCTCCTCGGTGACCTGAGTGGCCTCAGCGATCTCACCTGCGGTTTCGCCTGCGCTGACCGGGTCGAGGTAGCCGAGTTCGGCGAGCATGATCGGAGCGAGTGTCGGAGCGCCACGAGCGACCGACAGCAGGATCTTCTCTCGTTTCTCCTCCTCGGTCGGGAGGTCATCGACGGACAGGCCGAGTTCTCGGAGCAGAGCGTTCGCTGATAGTTCGTTGCGGTCGTAGGCCTGGATCGCACCCGATGATCGGTCCGGTCGAGTGCGGAGATCAGTCGTGTCGTACCAGACCATCACCTCGGAGGCGTCGAACCCTTCGGCCTCTAGGGCTGGGCGTAGAAAGCCGACGGTCAGAGCGTGCGTGACAACCTCGGACAGTGGCTCGATGTGGAGTGTGATCGACTCCTCCTGGACCTGCCATGCGCCCCAGTGGTTCATGCCGGACGTGCCGGTGAGGATCTCCGGTGGGATGTCCATGCCGAGCGCCAGGCGTTTGATGGCCGACTCCAACAGGTTTAGGACGTTCGCATCGAACGGTGTGGCGAACGAGATGTGTCGGATCTTGTCTACATACTCGCCGGGGATCTTTACGACGAGAGGGACGACAGCGGCGGCTGACCCACGGTCCAGGATCGGTGTCGTCATCGAGTCGATCATCGTCTCGACGAAGGTGTCCTCGGGTGGGGTGATGTTCTGGTTGTCGGGGTCGATGTCCTCGACAGCGCTCTGTGGGCCCTGGCCCGGTGGGAACACTGCCTCTGATGGGATGGCGAGCAGTCCGGCTCCGGCGAGACGGGACTGGGCTGACGCCTGGATGTGTTTCTGTAGGAGGTCGATCTCACGGAGCACTCCGAGGACACCGTGCGTCGGTGCGTCCGGCTCCCATGAGCGTCGAGGATGACGACGCCACACTTTGATGACGATCGCATTCGCATGGACAGCACGCCACTCTCGTTCACCGACACGGATCTCGATGCCCTCTCCGGTCGCAGAGGAGCGCACCTCATCTGAGGAGTACACCTGCCAGGTGACGAACTGGTCTGCGGTCGGATCGTCGAGCGTCGGTTCAATGACAAGCCAGCCGATCCCTGCGACCGATAGTTGGATACCGAACGCGGCCATGATCTGAGACTGGCCCGCGGCTCCACCGGCCATCTCCTGAACGATCTCATACGCTCGACGCTGGACTGCGGTCGTCCGTGGGTCGTCGAGGTCGATCGCTGTCGGTTCGTCGCCCGGGCCGAGCGGTGGCATCGCCGCAGTCAGATTTACTCGGCTCATAGCGTTCGAGATCCATGAGATACCGAAGCGGAGTTCGCCGACGATGTCGTAGTACTCCCACGCTTCGGTTTGCCAATACTGAGGTTTCCCGATCGACGCTCGGGTGACCGAGGCGTTCGGGGCGGTCATGATCTGGGCGGCGGCGACGAGACTGTTCCATCTCGGGGTCCGGCGATCTCGGCGACGGTCAGGCATCGCTCGGAGCCTAGTGGATCGTCAGTGTGTGAGATCGGTAGTCGCTCAATGAGTGAGGGAGCCCTGTCGGGCTCCCTCGATGTCGAGTCATCTAGTGACGGATCTAGTCATCGGTCGTGGTCGTAGCGGATCGGGTGTCACTGGCGAGCAGATGGTTGTAGATCTCCTCGACGTGGCTGTCGCAGTTCCCTCGACGTTGGCAGTGGGCGTCATGTTCCATGAGGGCGACACGATGCCAGCGAGCCATGTTGTCCATCAGGTATCGGCATCGGGGACAGAAGCCGGGATGAACAGCGTCGCATCGATCGCAGGAGACGGCGGTCATGCGGCTCCTCGGGTCTTGGGCTTCGAGTGGACTCGTCGCACCCGGTCGATGCGGAAAGTTCGGTACATCTCGTGGCCGGTGCGACCGCCCCAGCAGGTGAGGTGTGGTCCGGTCATCCATCGGAAGATGAAGCGGCCCGGTTCTCCTGAGACTGAGATCTCCGTTCCGTTTTCGATGAGGCGTCCGTTCACTTTGAGCACCTCCTCTGTGATCGTCGTGGTCATGGCTTGTCCTTTCTTTCGGTCGGACCGTCGTCCGATGAGTGAACACTAGCCGACTCCAGTCGGCGTGTCAAATCGGGGTTCTGGCTCGGGAACGCAGAGGGGTCGGCCCAGCCGGACCGACCCCTCCTATCTACGGGAACGTGACCCAGTACAGGTCGTCCTGTTTCGAGATGGACCCGATGTTCGAGAACCCGTAGTCAAAGCCTTCGTAGCCTGGACCGCTGGCCTGCTCGATCGCTCGGGCGCTGGCCTCCTCGGCATCCTGGAGCGTCGTGTAGGCGTACAGGATAACCCGGCATCGTGAGTCCATCTTCACCCACTTGCGTTCTTGCTGTTTCATGTCACCTCCTTCGGTAGCACGAAACAAGTCTAGCCGACTCCAGTCGGCATCGTCAAGTCATGATCTCGGAGTGTCAGGACTCCGTATCGAGCCGGGCCTCCACCATCGACAGCAGACCAGTCAGCGCTGAGGCCGACAGACCGATCAGGATCGCCCAGACCAGACGGCTCTCAGGCCAGATCGTCGCCACCGCTACCGGGCCCGGAGCGACCCAGATCGAGAAGCACCAGTCGCAGGTGACCAGGTAGCCGAGCCTCGGAGATCGTCGGACGATCCAGGCTCTCGGGGCCTGGAGGATCCGGTCGGCGGTGACGAGCCGGGTCAGCCGATAGGTCGAGAGGACCACCAAGACGATTAGCACTGTCGGGGTCATAGGGTCTCCGTTCTAGTATGAGATGAGGTCTAGTGCTAGTGGGTACTGGATCGGCTGTGAGCCGATCGTGGCGACAGTCGTGTCGGCCCAGGTGGACGCCCATTCACGACAGTTGTTACATCTCTTAGCCCGATGAGTCGCTCCACAGAGACGGCTCGGTGATTTCCTGGCGGCGAGAGACCAGGCGGTCGAGTCTGACGACTGGAGAACATGGCCTAGAACTGGCAGTCCGTCTCGTTTGACACCGAACCCATGAGCCCGGAGACCTCGCTCAGTGAGGCCTAGGACCAGATCGTGAACTGGACGAAGGTTGGCTCGCCGACAGAACGTGCCTAGGCCTACTAGAGGCTCTGCGAATAGATCGATCCCGAAACGGTCGTACATCTCTAGGTGACGGAGATAGTCATCCGGCTGCCATCCCTGGAGGACTGGAACGATCGGTAGATCTGGATCGAGGTCTCGGAGTATGAGGAGGTTACGACAGGTCAGGTCCTGATGGTCCCGGACTGATCTGCCCGTCTTACGAATGATCTCTGGTTCGCACATCCAGTCCTGAGGGGCGGCCCAGTCGAGGGAACCGATCTCGTCGATGTACCGTCGGACTGCTCGGACGTAGGTCTCTGGAGTTGTTCGCCATTCACCGAACATGGATAGTTCCGTGAAACCTCCGGAGTCGAGTGCCCATCGAGTCGTTGCCGGACGGTAGGACTTCTGTCGAGCCAGTCGGCGATGAGACACGAACAATGGGTGGCGCATCGGTGGGGTGCTCCACAGCCAGGCAGGCTCGCTGGTTCCCAGGTAGAAGCGCACGATCAGATCCGTCTCTGACTAGGTGATATGACCGAGGCTCGGACTCTCGGTGTCTCCTGAAGGAGGCTCGATATGGCGTGGACGAGGGCGTCCATCCGGTCCGGGGATCGGGAGTCGCTCGGAACCCAGGTCGTCATCTGGCTCTCCAGGAGCGGATGGAAAGCGACGTGATGGATGAGGCCACGCTCATACAGGGCTGAGACGGGCTCGGCTCGGGCCACCTTCGACACCTTCGCCGTGATCTTGTCGATACGCAGATCAGGATCGACTGCGTGGATCGTCGCTCGGACCATGTCGCCACCCTGGTTTCCTTCGACGACGACACGCTCAGCACGCCAGCGTCGGGCAGTCTCGGCGACTCGTGCGCCCCACTCCTCCGGACGTCCCACAGTCGAGGCGTCCTCCAGGACGACCGCATGATCTCGGCCTGCCTGCCCCTGTGTCGGAGCGCAGGCGACGACGATGCCACACTCGGCGGTCTCACCCGGGGGATCGACAGCGACGATCGTCCTCCAGGCTCGACGATCTAGGATCGCTGACTGGCCTCCGGCGGTCAGCCAGGCGTTCAGCGACACCCACGGCTTCGCCTGATCCCAGGTCTGGATCCGAGCCCGATCGATGATCGCCATCGTCCATAGGGCTCCCTCGACGTCGTCCAGCCACTCTGCGTGGAGTTCCTGACGTCCGAGGCGTGTGCCCTCATAGCGTCCGACGATGTCGTCGATGAACCCACGAGCCAGGTTCGCCAGGTTGTCATACGTCGAGCCACGGGTCACGATCGTGTCTGACCGCTCGGAGAGGGCTCGGAGCCAGTCGACACGCTTCGGTGTACCAGTCATCAGCGCCCAGGGCCGGTCGCCGAGACGGAGACCGAGCAGGAGGTTCGAGAGCGCCTCGTCGCCTCGGCTCATCGAGGCAGGCTCGTCAATCCAGCAGTTGTGAACTAGGACATTATTTGCGAAATACTCGTGTTGGTCAGCCACCGTGAGGTTGTAGACCCGAGCGAGAACGCCACCTATTGACGCACCCCTGACTACAGAGTGTCCCAGATCTGGTAATGAACTCAGATCCACACTGGCGGCATATTCGGATGTTTCGTTTGCGTCTAGCGTCTGCGTCTCGTTGTAGTTCTCTGCGTCGAGCGAGACCACAGTCGTCGCAGAACATACGGGGCTTGATTCCGTACTGACTGAATCCGTGACCACAGCGAGAGCAGATGACTGGCGTGGCAGTTCTCCGATGGATCGCTCGATGTTCGTCGGCGCTGAGCGCCATGAGATTCTCGATTCGATCATCTGTGTGATCGCCGTTGATGTGATGGATCTCGATTCCTGACGGGATAGGTCCGTGAGTTTGTTCCCAGACCCATCTATTCCGATACATCTTTCTGCCGTGTTGGTATCTGTAGAGCCTTCCAGCCTTGTCGTATTTCCATTCCATACGACTACTCTATCGTATGGTCGGACGAGACCTAGAGGAGTCCAGCCGTAATCGGTCATTATCGGATGATCGAGTGTTCCGATCAGTTCCCCGTTGTCGAACTCGACACGGACTACTTCAGCGAGATGATTTCCGATCGCTACTACAGGACGCAGACCTACACGAGTCATCACGAGATCTCCGACTTGAATGTCCTGGATGGGTCGGTTACCGACTGACGTAGAAATCATCGTGTCTGCTACGAAACACCACTCGTGCTGAGGGCCACGGAGCCGATCGGGTTCTTCAGCAGAGAACAGGGTGGCGATCGCCCCGTTGTGGAACGTCACTCGACGCTTCGACGGCTCATACATCGGTCTCTGAGACGGTGGGAACACAGACAGGAGGCCGGACTCTCCCTCGACCATGACGTCCCGGACGTCAGCGGCGGTCGGGCCGACGAGCGCTACCCGGCGACATATCTCGATCTGTTTCCGGGTTTCCTCCGCACCGACCCGACTCTTGCCGAACCCTCGACCAGCGAGGAGCATCCAGATCCGATACTGACCGCCCAGCCCGTCAGGTCGAGCCTGGTTCGGGCGACGCCAGAAATCCCAGTAGTAGGCGAGATACTCCTGCGCTTCCGGCGACAGGTCACGACGGATCTCGTCGATCTCACCGGACAGGATCGCACGCTCCGCATCCGACATCTCGGACCACGGACGCTGAAGGGTGGTGCTCACTGGGCGATCGTCAGGCTCGGCGGTTCGGTGTCGTCGGCGTCGGTGGCGTCAGTGTCGATGATGCCGAGCGATCGTTCACGCATCCGGGCGATCCGTTCGTCGAGGAGGCTGGCGATCTCGGACACCTCCATTGGACGGTCATCAGCCAGGCCGATCTCGACCGTCTCGTGTCGGCCCCACTTCCTCGGGTTGGTGCGCTCCAGATACCAGGCGGCGGCCTGCCAGGTTCCGTCGTTCGCGGCCTTCTGGATGATGGCGATGTTCCGTAGTTGAGCCTCGGCTCTAGCGGTTTCTACTGCGTTTAGGAAGTCGAGGTAGAGGCGTTCTCGCTCGGTGAGTTTGTCGCCGGACTCGTGTCGGTCTTGGGCGTCTCTGCCGTTGCGTAGCCAGAGGAGAAGTGTGTGTCGGCTGATGCCGACGAGGGTGGCGGCGTCGTCGAGGTAGGAGCCTGCTCGGACTGCCGAGACGATGCGGTCTTGTGTGTGGGCGTTGAGGAGTGGGAGTCGTCCGGGTCGGGTGGGTTTTGCCTGGTCTGTACCCATGATGCCGAGTGTAGTCGTCATTCGTCGGGTAAGAAGTTGTGGGGTTGGCCGGTGGATTCGGCGATCGGTTGGATGCCGGTGTGTTGTTGCCAGCGTCGGCAGATGATGTCGCAGTAGGTAGGGCTGATTTCCATGCCGTAGGCCATGCGGTTCTGTTGGTGGGCGGCGAGGAGGGTGGAGCCTGAGCCCATGAATGGGTCGTAGATGTGGTCGTTTGGGTCGCTGTATGCCTTGACGAAGAACTCTGGGAAAGCGACTGGGAACGCGGCTGAGTGTGTCGCTTCCGTAACTCCTCCTCCTGTTCTTATGCGTAGGACGTTACTGGGAAGAGCCATGCCGCTAATGAATCCGTTGGCTCTCTCGGATCCGAGTAAGCCACTGCCACTAGGACTCTTCGCGTTGTTTGGCGAATAAGTAAATGCGTGATCTGATTCGACTGCTACTCGTGTCGGATCGAACTTGATCTGGTTATTTAGAGCGAAATGGAATACGGGTTCCCATCCATTCTTGAGTCTGTTATTCCATTTACCGGGTACGCCTGCTTTTTCCCATACGAATTCGTCGATAAACTTCCAGTTCCATGATCGAACATGAGCGATAGTTAGATCTTTTACATAGAGAACTCGTTGTCCTGCGTCTGCGTGTTCCTTGATGTTCACGAACCAGGATCCGTCGTCTGCGAGATGGGCTTTCACGTTGGCCTGAACCATCTCGAACCAGTCCACATACTCATCGGGTGGGATCGGTCGGAACCCGGATGTCTCGTCGTAGGTGCGTTGTGATGCGTATGGTGGGCTGGTGAACGCCAGGTTCACCTTGCTTCCAGCCAGCAGACGGTCCACGTCTGTCGGTACACGACTGTCACCACACATCAGCCGATGTGGGCCGAGTAGCCAGATGTCGCCGCTGATGGTCTTGGATGGTGCGCTGGTCGGGATCGGTAGATCTTCGGTTGTGGTTCCGACTGTTGTCGTGTCGGTGGTGTCGGTGGTGTCGGCGATGAGTCGATCGAGATCCTCGATCGTGTAGCCGGTCGCCATGAGGATGTCGAGGTCGATCGAGACTTCGGCGATGAGATCGGCGAGGGCTTCGGAGTCGTAGGAGCCGAGGTCAGCAGTCCGGTTGTCGGCGAGAGCATAAGCCGAGGCGGTCAGGTCGTCGTCATCGACGTACACGACAGCGATCTCTGACCAGCCGAGGGATCGGGCGGCGAGCAACTGGTGATTACCGGCGATGACAGTTCCGTCACGTCGGGCGACGATCGGCTTCCGTTGGCCGAACCTCTGATAGGACCGAGCGACTGCCTCGACGTCACCCCGGCGAGGGTTGCCGTCTAGGAGATGGAGAGTGTCGATCGGTCGGGCGAGGGGCTGGAGGTCATCAGCGATCACGATCCGACAGTAGTCCACCCGTTCTGTGGATGAGAGATCATTCCGTCGGACCGGAATAGCGCCAAGGATTCCAGCCGTTGCCGTTCCGGTCCAGCGAATACATCCAGATCAGTAGGCCAGCCTGGAGGTTCTTAGCCGGATCGGTGAGATCGGCGCACGAGTCGAGATCCATGCGTTCACCGAGCCAGCCTGCCGGATGCTCCGTGTACCTCGACGGCTCGCACCAGTAGTCATTCGCCTGAAGCAGACCCGTGTCGGATGTCTTGGATCGAGCCTCTGGTCGGCATCGAGACTCTCGGTTCATGACACGCATCAGCATCGAGAGCACCTCCGGGTCATTCGGCCAGCCGACCTGAAGTGCGAGAGGGACCCACTGCTGGCAGGGGAGGCTGGGGTCGAGAGCGACGGGAGCGATCGTCGTGGTCGTCGTCGTCGCCGGGATCGTCGTCGGTGGTGCGGTCGTCGTCGGAGGCTGAGTCACGACGACTGTGTTCGGTGCTGTCACCGGCAGGGTCGGTTCGACCGGATGGGCCTCCGGATCGTTGCCGACGGTGAGGACTGCTCCGATGAGGAACACAGTGGAGATGCCGACGATCGTCGAGGTGACGGTCAGTCGGGGTAGCCGAATAGAGGGGAGGGAGATGCGAGGCATCGGGGGCTCCTTTCAGGAGACGGATCAGAGGACGTGGTCGCTCGCTAGCGACGCTGGTACGCAGACGGGATCTAGTCCTCGCATCTGCGCTCTGTTGATCGACACCAAGTGTAGTTCGAGATCAGGGTCTGATGGGTTCGACGACGAGAGTTAGGGTCTCTACCTGGTCTTTAGCGACACGGACTGGTGCGAGAAACGTGATCGAGGCGACATGGAGGCCGGTGTCTCCTGGGAGGACTCCGGCATCGACGAGCCCGTCGATCGCCGCCTTCACCGCCGGATAGCACGCCCCGGTGTCAGCGACCGGGGCTCGCATCATGATCTCGACAGTGATCGCCACCCGGTCGTATCGGCGTCTCTGCTGGATACCGAGAGCCCAGAACGCCTTACGCCACTCGGCGGTGCGGAGTCGGGTCTGAGACCAGTGCTGATCTCCTCGACGTTCCCGGTTCATTGTCCACGGTCGAGCCTGATAGGTGTATCGGGTCGTCATGACAGATCATCGGGGAAGGATCGGACGATCCAGCCGATCTGGTTGGCGTACTGGCGTAGAGCGATCGGGTCACGCCAGTAGTCCGGTAGGCCCTCGTCGAGGAGGTCTCGGGAGGTGCGGAGAGGGATCGCAGACCGTCCCTCGATGGTGGATCCCTGGAGGATCTCCCACTGGTGCGAGCCGTCGTCGTCTCGATGATGGATGGCGACGACGAGGATCTCCTCGGATCCTCCCACCCCGACCGCTTCGGTCACGACGCAGGTCCGGATCTCCGGGTCGATGTCGAGCAGAGCCCTCAGGTTCCCGATGTAGATCGGTTTCTCAGACTGTCTGTAGTACACCTGGTCGGTCCTGCCGATCGTCAGCGCATCCACACGGACTGCCATAGCGGTCAGGAGTGTCGCCATCCTCTGATCGTCCAGGCTGGATCCGGCTCGGTCGGTGATCGGTTCGGCGATCATCATGCCGGTCAGGCCCTGGGCCCAGACCTGAGGTCGGAGCACGCCACGCTTCTCATAGATGACACGAGCGGTCTCTGACTGCTGATGAGTCATCTCCTCGACCATCGTCATAGTCCACGCATCCTCCGGCGACGATACTCGGCTCGCTGACGAGGGGTCATGCCTCCGGCGACATGATCGATCGCCGGTTCGATCTCCTGAAGCGACCAGTCTCGACACTGATCGAGCACAGGGCACTTGTCGCAGGTGGCGAGCGCCTGCCGTTCCATCTGCCGATCCTTGCCAGTGATCTTCGTGTAGTGCGCTCCGAAGGTGTCGTAGTACATCCTCTGACCCTTACAGGCGGCGTGATCGGTCCAGTCGCCGGGCGGTACATCAGGAGTGCGTCGGATCATGATCGATCGTTCCTCTCCTGTTTCGAGTCGCCAGTATGTCTGCCGGTTCCATCGCCCCCGAGTGAGCCGATCGATGAGGAGGACACCGAAATATCCGGGGGGTTTGCCCTCGCACAGAGGGAGGATCTCGGGGATCACCATCTGTTCCAGGGTTGCCTGATCGACGACTCTGATGTCCAGGCTAGTCATCGACCCTCTTCCCTGGCACGTCTCTCCATGATCGCCGAGCAGATCGCGGCGTCGAGCGTGGTGAGGCTCATCTCGATCGGGAGGTAGATCGTTGTTTCGATGTGCTGTGTCTTGACGATGATGGCGACGCACTGGCCGTCGAGACACTGATCCTCGATGGTTATCGTGCCGGTCCCGTAGAGATGGACTGTGGCGTGAGGATCATCACCTGAGAGGGGTCGGATGACCTCCGAGGTGATGCCTCGTGTGCTGAGTTGATCGACATCGAAGAACCCTAATCCGTCGGGATACAGGATGCGCTTGTCGAGATGCTCGCAGTGTGACGACTCGTATTCGAGTCGATAGATGACGTCCATATGTCGTGGTCCTTTCAGATGCCCCGTGAGGGGTCGTGGTCAGATCTGAAACTAGCCGACTGTTGTCGGATGGTGTGGGATAGGTGTCCCGTTATTTCGCTCGTGCGTCTCGACCTCGACGGATCGTGACGTACACAGCGTCAGGTGTCAGAGGCTGAGCACCTTCCTCGGCTCTCACAGCGTTGAGTCGATGGTAGATAGATGCGCCTGAGTGTCCAGCGTCAGCGAGTTCAACGACCATACGGTTGCGTTCGATGAGCGCCTTCTGGCCGAGCACAACGGCTCGCTCCAGGTCCTCTAGGCGACTGGTGGTCTGGGTGATCATGACTTGCCTTTCTAGGTTTGATTTCGAATGTTGGCTGACAGAGTGCGGAGGGAGTCCAGTCGGGCTCGGAGCGACAGCAGGATCTCCTTCGATGCCTGACGTCGAGCCTCGTTGATCTTCCAGATCCGATACTGGTCGTCGGACTGGGCATCGACCCGAGCCTGTCGCTCAGGTGCGGTCATCTTCATCGGGCTATTAGCGAGCGCCACCATGAGGCGTGCCGAGTGGAGTTTGTAGTCGGCCTCAGCGGTCGCGGCCTTGTCGGCTAGATCTGCGTACTGGTAGGTCACCGACTCCAGTTCCTCCGATAGGCGCATGATCGCTGTCTCGATCTCACCCTGACTGAGTAGACGATCAGCCATCGGTCCTCCTCGGGTACGGCAGGATCCGATAGTCAGGTTCGTCGTCAACGAACAGGTCGGGCTGGTGGATGATCTCGACCATCGTCATCCGTCGTACATCTCCAGCGTCGCACGGATACGTCGGATCGCATCCCAGCGTCGATCAGCGAGGAGATCCTGCTCGACCTCGGTCAGTACCTCACGCAGGATGCGTGCCGAGACGTTCGGCTGATGATCCGAGGTAGGTCGTCCGAGAACATTCTCCCGGCTGACGTAAATCTGGCACTTGTCCCTGCGCTCCGACAGGCGTGCGATCTGCCCGTCCTTATGGAGGACAGACAGCGCTCCGGATGCTGTGCCGTGATGCCAGCCTGTCTGCTCGGACAGGTCACGCCAGGTGAGGCCGTCGATCCCGGCTCGGCGTAGCAGTCCGAGAGTGATGGCCTGACGACTCTCAGTCATGCCGGATCGGTCAGCATTCCGGGCTCGCTCTCGACTCGTCTCAGAGCCCGACCAGCCGGACGTCCGTCCATACGGGAGGACAGGGAGCACCGGATCTGGTTCGTCAAACAGTGTGGGGATGTCGGTCATGTCGTGGTCTCTTTCTACTGATGACCCTGAGATCGAAGATGCTGTGCGATCCAGGCGGTCATGTCGGGTCGTGGTCGTCGTATGGGCCGGTGTCGTCGGCATCGGAGCCGACTAGCCGTATGGGCGCATCGTGTCTCACGCATCGCCTGACCTCCTGAGGAGGCCGAGGTCATACGATCGGGCCGGATGCTGATGGATCCAGTCATGGTGGGCTCGACAGACCGAGATGAGGTTCTCGACCGTGTCGGGCCCACCCTGGGAGCGTCTCAGGACGTGATGAGGGTCGATGGGGCCCCAGCATCGGATGTCGGTGACGAGTCTCTGTGCTCGACATCCTCGATCTCGCTGTAGGACCTGTTCCCGTATCTCGCTCGGTACTCCGAGGGCCTTCCGTTTGCGTGTGGTGCGTCGGAGTTGATCTCCGACTGACCGTTCGATCGGCTTGGATCGGCGTAGCGCTGAGCGTGTCCTGAGGGGTGTGAGTCGTCGGAGAGGGCCTGATCGTTTCACTGTGGCTCTCCTCGACTGGTCACGACTCCAGTCTAGGCGACTGTGGTCGGGCTGTGGTGGATTTCCGGGATCGATAAGCATCGATGCGTTCCCGATGACGCATGATCCGTCCCGTGTCGGCTCGACATACCCGTCCAGGGCGAGCATCACAGATCGGGCAGGCGATCGAGATCATCGCCCGGTCATACTCGGAGAGGTTCGTGGAGTCGAGGATCAGACGCATCGATCGTCGATCGTAGGCGCTGATCTCATAGGTCGAGCCGTCGGCTCTCGTGACAGTTACTCGGCTGGTATTCCTTCTCATGGCTCTCTTTAGGTAATAGGTCACCTACCCCTACGTCAGGGAGGAACCTGGCGTAGGGATCTCGTGACTGCTCGGACATACAGGTACGAGTCGCTCATGCCACGCTCTCCTCTCGGAGTTAGCGCACCTCGCTCCCGGTCATACTGCCGGGCCAGCGTCAGCCGATCCCCTGGCCCTATCGGGCTCTCGGATCGGAACCTGCTCCTCGGTCTGCCGTGCTCGATCTGATCCTCAGGTGAGGGGACAGTCGATGGACTCAGCGGTCAGGAGGCAGGTCGGGAGGATGTTCATTCCCGTTACGTCTGAGGTGACCCACCTCGGCGCTCGATCTGCTCTTGATGTCATCCGGGCTTCCCGGGCTCTGCTAGGCTGATCGCACCTCCTTGCTGACTGCTCTTGGTCGAGTGGGTTTCTAGGAAGGTAGCACGGTGAGGGTCCGGTTGAGCGCAGGCTCCCGGACCCTCGTCCGTTCTCCGGGTTAGAACTGGTCGTAGGTCGGCGTGTAGGGCTCGCCGTAGCGGATGCGACAGCCGAGCGTGATCGGTGACAGGCGCACCAGGTCACCGCCTTCTTTGATGTGTTGGGCGATGTGTTCGAGGATGTCGGCTCGCAGGTCGGTCATCATGGCGTCGAGGCCGGTGATCGGTGGCTCAGCATCAGGACCCATGTGGCCTGGGAGCGCTGGGAGTGCCTGCGCGGCGGTGTGATCGATGTCGATCGTGAGTGTGAGTGTGACGGTCTGTCGCATGGTCGTGGTCTTTCTGTCGGTGGTCGTGGTCAGGTGAGGGATGTTGAGCGCTACCGGGACATCCCAACCGGGGGGGTTGGTCTGCTCCCTCACCCCGGTAGCGCTCACTGGTGACGTTACAGCCTGTCGGGCTAGTCAGTCATCTCCAGGGCTCGGGCGGTGACCCAGCCGAGTGCTGTCGGATGCTGATCGACGTCGAGCGCTGAGAGGGTGGTCCCGAACTGCTGTCGGAACTCCTCTCGGATCTGTTTCGACGATGAGGCTGGGAGATCGGCGAGGATCGCTCGGATCTGTTCCTCCTCACCTGTGCGTGGTGCGATCGACTTCGGAGCGACTGCCGACCGATCGTCTCGACGGGTCCGAGTTTCCCGAGTGCCTGCTGACGCTCCGTCATCGTCCTCGGTGGCGAGACCACACACAGCCATCAGTGCGTAGCGTCGGGCGTAGGTGATCGCCGAGCCGGACTGCTGGATCGTCTTACCGACCGGGAACCTGATCGGTTGTGTCGTCAGATACTGACCGGACTTGTGAAGGATCGTCGTCCAGACGACGACGTCGTTGTCGTCCGATGATGCGGTCTGTGTGACGACGAGGCCGAGAGCGCCGAACACTGGACGGATCGTCGAGAGTGCGTCTCGCAGATCGGCGTAGGTGTACGAGTACTGGCCTGCGTTAGCGGTGCGACCCTTCGTGATGTCGGACAGATGCGCCTGTGCGAGGACGAGAGCCTGAGCGACCATGTCGATCTGCTCGGAACGATCGGACCAGGCGCTCATCAGAACGGCTCCGGCAGGTCAGCAGTCGAGGCCTTGGGCTCGCCCTCGATACCACGATCGATCCTGACTGTGTATCCGGTCATCGAACGCACCCGATACTCGTCAGGCTGGAGGCCGAGACGTTTCCGGAACGCCGCCTTCGGCTGTGCTCCGAGGGAGAACGACTCCTCGATCAGATCGAACGTCTCACGAGCAACCTGGACGAGAGGCATCATGATCTCACCTGTCATCGGGTCCCGTGCGACCTTCTGTGCGATCGCACGCTTCGCATCGTCGAACATACGCTCCCGGCTCGTCTCGTCTTTCCAGACTGACGACTCCTTCTTGCGTCGCACGAACTGGCCGATACCGGCGATCACCTGCGTGTCGTCCTCCATCCGTTCGGCGATGTCCATCTGGAGAGCGACCGTGAGATCGTTCAGGATGAGTGTGATCTGATCGACCAGATCGAGGCGACGTGCGACCTCGTTGAGAGATGCGTCGGTCGGATCGACGATGCGCTCCAGTTTCCAGAGGATGTCTCGGAGCATGGTCGTCGGCTCAGGTATCGAGCCGGTCACTGTCGTGGTCATGGGTTGTCCTTTCATGGGTTGTGGGTCTGTGGTCAGAACTTGTGCTCTAGCGACATGGCGAGACGCATGGCGGTGTCAGCGAGATAACGATGGGTCGAGGCGATCGCATCCTGCGTCGTCAAAGGAAACTTCGGGTTGCTGACGTCGGCCTCGATGATCGAGGTGACCTTCTGGATCATGTCGATGACACGATCGAGGTCGGCCAGCAGAGATGCTGTGTCGGTGGTGGTCATGGTCTCTCTTTCTGTCGGTGTGTTTCGCTTGTTCTAGCGAAGGGGTGTGGCACTCTGAGTCAGAGTGCTGTGCGCTCGTACCGGGTCCACTGCTTCGGTGTCCAGGTGCGAGCGAAGTCAGGCTCGATGTCCTGATAGCAGGATCGGCAGGCGATCCCTGTCTCACTGCCGGTGGCTGATGCCTGACAGCATGGGGTCAGCGGATAGATCTGATCGCCGGAGCGAACGAACGTGACGTTCATCCATCCTGCGTAGTCGTACTCGCCGATCACGATCGGTGTGATGTCTGTCGTGGTCATGGTCGTGGTCCTGTCTGTGGTCGTGGTCATATCCGAAACAGTACCGACTACTGTCGGCTAGGGCAAGTCATGGCTGGAGCACCGCCCCAGATCCTCCGCAGTCGTAGCACGCCCAGCCGGGCCACCCGTCGCTACCTCCTGCGCCACCACAGCGCTCGCATCGACACAGACCCTGACGAGCCCACTCTGCGTTCTCTCGTTCGATCCGTTCGCTCCGGGCCTTCTGCCTCGCCTGATACTCCGGATCAGCCTCGATCATGTCACGATGACGCCAGTAGGCCGAGATCCTCTCCTGAGCGATCGGATCGGCGCTGACATACGTTCGATCCTGCTGGCCTCGTGTGACCTCATAGCCACGGTCACGCTCGATGCGCTGACGCTCAGCGTCCCGGCTACAGGTGATGAGCGAGCCGAGATAGATCTCGGGGGCCTCGCACCAGACGTCACCGTCTTTCCAGACGCCCTCCTGCGGATACACGGTCGTTCCGCATCCGGCGCACGTCCCTCGGTACTTGTTCGTCATCGTGGTCATGTCAGAACCATACCCGACTCGTGTCGGCATCGCAAGCCATCTCGACATCGAAGCCAGTCTCCTCAACCTCCTGGCAGTACGGACACCACTCGTTCGAGAACCGGGCCCACGCCCAGAGCCGAGCCCGGTTCGTGTCCTGAACGATGCCGATGTCACCGTCGCATCCCTCGTGATGGCAGTACAGGGCCCATCGGCCTCCGTCCTGGGCCTCGGAGTCGCAGAGCAGTTCCTCTGTGACTCGCAGGCCGAACGTGGACTTGGCAGTGCGGAGCGGTCGGGTCGTCGTGGTCATGTCACAAACAATACCGACTCCAGTCGGTCAGCGCAAGTACCTACACAAAGTTCGAGGGAGCCCCCCGACAGAAGGGCTCCCTCGATGTCGTCCCTACCCGTCGGCAGGGTTTGACCACGACATCCACACACTATCCCGAAGGATCTGTGGACAGACAAACGTCAGCCGAACATGGCCTTCCACGTCGCCGGACC